CGACAACTCTTTACCCACTTGTTCGTTGCAACTGCACCCAAGTTACGGCGTGCTCAATAAGGACAAGAACAAAATACTCAACCGTTGTTGTGACGGACAGCGCAACTGGCTCTTTCAGACTCCTCGGTGACGTGCCGTGTAGCCCGAACAGTGCTTTGGCGAGTTTGCCCGTGACGGCGGATGCTTAATGAGGAGGCGCAATATGAACGATTTTGCAAGAGAGCGAATGAGAGATAGAGATAGGCGCGGCGAACGCGGAATGAGAGGCGGTCGTGGTTACGACGAACGACAAGGACGCTATGAATTTGAGGGTTATGGCGAATATGATGGTTCAAGATATGATATGCGCTATGGCGATAAAACATATGACAGACCAGAATATGATAGAGGCGGTAAATATCCTGAATATAGCGATGAATATGATTACGGTTATGACAGGCGTATTAGAGGTCGTGATGACTATGGTCGTTATGACGAATACCGTGATTATGCTCGCAGACGCCGCGACAGTAGAGGTCGTTTTATGAGAGATAGTGGAGAATACGACACCGACTATTTCACAAAACACGACATAGAATCTTGGAAGCGCGGTATGCTAAACGAGGACGGAAGCAGGGGAGAACACTTCAATAAAGAACAAGTAATGCAATACGCAAAACAAGTCGGAGTTGACACGCAAAAGTTCGGAGAAGCAACTTTCTGCCTCGCAATGAATATGATGTACTCTGATTACTGCGGTGTTGCCAAGAAGTTCGGATTTGATAGACCAGAAGTGTATGCAGACCTCGCAAAGGCTTTTCTTGACGACAAAGATTTCGACGGTGAACCCGAAGAAAAACTCTACCTATACTACAAGTGCATTGTTGAAAAGGAATAAACCTATGTCGCATTTTATGTACTACAACCGAAACGATAGTGGTTTGGAAGAACCAGACTGTGTGGCAAGAGCGATAAGTCTTGGTACTGGCGTCAAATACAATGTGGCGTGGAATCTTTTGCGCCTCGTGGCAGGAGATTGCGAGTGCGATGCGCTGAATGTCGGGTGCTACTCGTATCTTCTCGAAGAAATATTTGATTTCCCAGTTCGTTATTGCGATGACGGCGAAACAGTCGAAGATATTATAGGTATGTACCCAAATAACATCGTGATTATTAGAACCGACGGTCATCTAACTTGTGGTTTCTACGGAGTTTTGAGTGACCTTTGGGACTGTTCAGATATGCTTGTAGATAGATATTGGATTTGCTATTGACAAATTGTTTGTTTCGGTTTATTATATAATCGCCCAGCGCATATTGGGCAGTAGAATAGGTGCGCAGTTGCCAGAACTAATACTGGATAAAAAAAAGAGCGGTTTGTGCACGACCGCCCTTTTACTTTTTACTTGCTTATTCTTTGTGTTTCAGACTCGCACCACCTGTCCAAGTCCGCAAAATACTTGTTTATTGTCGCAATTTTTTCGTCTTTTTGTAGCATTGTTATGTCGTTTTTCACGAGAAACAGCCACAACTGTTTTATTGCGCCCTCCAGCGCACACATTTTAGTGTACAATTCCTCATTGCTCACTTGCATTGTTTCGCCGCTCCTTTCCTCATCTTGTTGAACGCTTTGGCGCAGTCGCTGTTTTCCACTCTGCTTTTGTGGGGTTGAACGCAATCTCCATTCGATTTTCTGAACACGCAGTAGCCACAATACGGCATTTGTCCGCTCAAATCAGTGCCTGCACTTTCGCTGCAATCCCACTTCTCTTTGTCCAATCTGTTTTGCAAATCTGTGTTTTTCATCTATCTTGCTCCTTTTTTATTATCAAATCCCAATCTATTGGTTTTCTGTCGATGTTGTAAATCTTACCGTCGCTCCCAAGCCACTTTTCTGTTGTTTCGTAAGTCGACTGCGTTGCTCTTATTCCTTTTATGCGTTTCAATAGTTCTCTGTCCATATTACACCGCAACACTATACCTACTTAAATCTCCGCTTATTAAGTACACGTTATCGATTTTTGTTGTTATAGTGCCAAAATTCGCAGTTTCAATAACGACAGAACCGTCGCTGTACTTTTTAGCCGATTTCACCAGTATTGCTCCGTTCATATTAAACGTGCCACCAATGACAGCCAATGTTGTTTCGCCGTTTTTCACGAGTTCCACGCAGTTGTCGGAGTTGCACGCACAAAGCGCAATGCACATAACAGCAAGCACCAACGCCACGCATAGAACCGCAATCATCTTTCTTGTTTTCATAGTTTTATCTCCTTTCTGTTTTCTCGTTCTTGTGCCAACTTTTTGGCGCAAAATTTGTTGAATTCGTTTCGTATATCTTCGCCTAACTCTCCCTCGAAAAGCACCTTATCTTGTTCTGGCATTTCCGTTTCGGCGTATTTTTGCCACGCCTCTTTCATTGCGCCCATAGCAACGTCGTAACCATTGCCTCGTGCCCAAAACCAAAACACGGCGTAAAGCGTGCTAAAACGGGCTTTGGCGCGTTCTAATGCGTATTTATCAACAGTGTAAGTTTTCTCGCAACTATTATTTTTCTCGCGACTAATCATAAAATTCCTCCTCGGTTATATAAAAATATGAGTCGTCCTCGAATATTTCTTGCTCCCAGCAACTGTCATCGCCATTAATCGAGCCGTCGTTATAATAGCACTCGGGGCGTTTCCCGTCAACAGTCCAGCCGTTTTTTTCGCAAATGCAACACTTGTCGTAGTGATTCGTCTCTCGGATATGCTTTTTGAACTCATCGACCTTTGCTTTGGCTTTTTCTTCCGTCATTGTCACACCAGCGATGTGTTCCTCGCCATAAGTGTCAACCATTCTTATTACAAAACAAGTTTTCATAGTTTTACCTCTAAAAAGTATCTATCTACGTTCATTGTTCTACCTCCTCTATATAAAGTACACTGTCCATATTTATGTATATCATTTTCCCAGATATATCACAAATATATGCGAACAAAGGGAGATTTGACAATTTGAATACCTTAACAATTTCATCACTACTAATTGTATATCTGTCGGCAATTAGGTCTTTAAGTTGTCTCAAATTATATTCGGCACTACTTTTAATTGTAACCCCGTCTTTCATATAAAATTTCAACATTCTTTATTTCTCCTTTTTACTTCTCCTATAAAAAATCTTTTCATTGCGTCACATTTGAAATTGTAGTGCTTGGATTAGGGTTCGTATATTGTCCTGTCGGCGGTGTCAAAGCGTCCTTGTTTGTCCATTCAGCATAAAAAGGTTGAGTTCCTGTTCCCACCGTCGTTATCCAATCACTTTCTTTTTTACTACAAAACGGACAGTAACTTTGATTTGGTGCAAGTACAGCTCCGCACTTCGGGCATTGCCAACCCTGTTGGATAAATTGTGGTGCAGGAATATTGCACTCCGTTGTTTTGTGGGCGGTTTCTATACTCTTATTCGCAGGTATAGCGTTAGCTGTACTCTTGTTTTCGGGCATAGTGTTAGCCGTACTATCTGCTGTTTTCCGAAGCTTCACAACAGCCTCTCTGCATTTCGGGCAAATATAACTTTTGCTGTCGAATTTGAATTCTTCGCCGCAAATCTCACATTCTGTCATTGGTGAATATATTGACGGCACTGCATTGATTGTATTGTAGCTGTCGCCAGTTGCATTCGTGGTTGTAACACCAACACCGATGTCTGGTTCGTCAATTTTTTGAATATATACCGAAGTTCTCATTGGTTTCTGGTTTTCAAAAGCAATAATATCTTTTGAACTCGTAGTCCCTGTTCTGCCGCATTTTGGGCATTCCCATTTATATTGTGGAGGGTTGCTTGTAAGAATCATACTTGTATCTACTTGTACAATTTCACCGCAACTTGGGCATCTGATTGGTTTTGCTGGTTTGTACATAGTTTATTTCTCCTTTTAGAAAGGCAAATCTCCGTCATCATCAACATACTCCATATCGTCGAATATATTGTCAACAGATTCTTGCTTTACTGTTCTTTTATAAATTTTGTCAGCCTCGGTTTGGCTTATTTTCGGGGCTTGCTTGTATGTTTTTGTTTCGGCGTCGTATACAATGCCCATTATGCCGTTTCTATTGCCCTTTGTTTTAATAGTGTCAATGAATCCGTCACATTGGTCGTAGTCAAAGCCATTCGCAGCTAAATCGCGTTTTATGCGGTCAAGCTCTCGCTCTTGCCCTTGCTTTGCGAACATATAGTCTTTGCGGTACAACACCCAAATTCGGTAGCCCTTGTTCGTGATGTTCGACGAGCCAAAAGCGTCGCGAATATTCACTCGCAATACGTCGCTCTTGTTGGTGTGCATTACCAAAATCCCGAATAGCCCATTTTGCACGAACACATTGCGTAGTTTGTTGCCTATACCAGTTTGCTCTTGCCATTGGTTTGACGCATTGTTGTCGATTTCCATTAGGTTGTCGATAACCCAAAAGCGTATGCCGTGTTCCTTGTAGCCGTACAATATTGTGCCGATGAGCGTGTCAATGTCTCTCTCGTCCTTTTCGACATTAAACAAGAACAAGTTGTCGTTGAACTTCTTGGAGATTCGTGCCTCGGCTTTCTCGTTTACGAACCAGTCCGCTATGTTGGTGTCGTTTCCGTTTGCGTCTTGGAACGGGATTATCTCAAACTCACCTTTCTTCGCATTTTGTTGGTAAAGAAGTTGTTTGTAGGTTTTCAAACTGTGTTCACCAGCGAACACGCCGACCTTGTAGTGCTGGTCGATTGCCTTGCTTATGAGCGACGCGGTGAGAACGCTCTTACCAGTATTTGTAGCACCTATGATTTCCGTTAGCCCTGTTTCAATTCCCTTGTTGAAGAAATCAAGGTCTGGGAATCCAGTCAGCACGCGCTCGGTGCTTTCTCGCACATACGGAACGTCCGCGATGTTTACGAGGTATTGTCCAAAGTCCTTAGCCATTCCTTACGTCCTCCTCGGTTAAACAGTCTCTAAATTTTTTGGCGGCTACACGACACCTATTACATATGTGGTATTGCGAATAATAGATTGGCTCACCGCACACCTCGCATTCATCGTTTAAGATTGCGCTCTTGATTGATTTTGTAATTCTAAAATCTGAGCTTGCAGTATTGCTTCCGACGTGCAACGCGCCATATTGTATTGTATCTATTGTGTCATCATAATCTCTTGGCATATTATTCCTCCTTGTTGCAGTAAATCGACCAGTTATTGTCTCTAACTTGGAATGCGTCACCGCACTCTATTATGTCTGGGTAATTATCTTTTGCAACAGTAATTGCATACTTGTCTATTTCGTAAGCATAATATTTTACGTTTGTAAAGCCCATTTTATCAAGACAATATCGACCAGTCCCTATTCCGTCATACATTGACAGCACAACTATTTCCTCGTCTTTTGGCACGTTTTTAAGCGCATAGTTGAGAATGTGTATTATAACTTCCGCCGTCCAGCCGTTGCCAATCCCTTTGTAACCTTGACTTGCACTAACTGACTTCATATAATCGTCGGGCATTGTCTGCAAACGGCAGCACTCTTTCACTGTCAACTTGCGTATGGTGTAATATCCATCTTCGAGGTCTATTGGGTACTCTTTCCCACTTATGTAAATAAGTCCATTTACAACCCTGTACACATCTCCACTATTGTCTCTGCTTGGCTCAACAATATAGTCGCTTTTCTCTTTTATTGTATTTTCTGGGAAACACTCTGTCTTTAACGAACCTTGTCCCGCTCCTTTATTTGCATAACTTGCTTTTACTGGACGAGATTTTTCTTTATTCCCGTATGCTGGTATTCGTTGCGCTACACCAGTTGCATCGTGACCGCCATTGGTTACAAAATTCGCTATGCTACTTTGCTGGTATTGAGCCTTTATTGTTCTTGATTTTTCATTATAACATATATTTATTGGCTTCCCCGCATTGCTTTCTAATATATCGCTAATATGTATTCCCCTGTCTATTGGCTGTTGTACATCGCCACAATTATGCACGTAAAAGCGTTGGCGATTTTGTGCTGAAACGAGTGCGGAATTAATTTCTATGTACCTCACACCGCTATCTTCTGTTAAAATTGAGCCGTCCCACACGCCCAATTCTTGTTTTATTTGGTCTTTTATTGCTTGCGACGCAGATTTGTTGTTCTCGTATAAGAAGAAGTCTGGTTTGAATTTTTCTTTTGCTATCAAATAGTTCTTGAATAATTCCCAGCCTAAACCCTCGGCTTGTGTTTCTCGGTTGTGCTTTTGAGCGCACGACCAGTAAGTACACGGGCTACCGCCAATCAATAATTTTATCATTTTTCCTCCTCACAAATCGAACAGCGAAAGTTGCACTGGGTGGCATTGTTTCGGTGTTGCGCCTTGCTTTATAAATACATAGATATTTTCGTTTACGTCAAGCATAATGTCGTCGGTGTCACCCGTAAATCCAGACACTCTCTTACCTTGTTTTAATTTGTCAACTTTGTATAACACAAAACCGTTGTCGCACGCAAGTTTTACCATATCATCTTCCATTTTGTACTTGTCAAAATTCTTTATGTTGCATACGAAATAACCGTCGTGCACCAAGTATTTGTATATGTTTTGTATTGTCGGCTCTAAATAGTTTTTTAGCCAGCTGTCGTAAGAGGTTTCGCCAGCGATGTATGACTGCTTGCCCGTTCGGTAATCTTCGAGGCAAAAGTATGGAGGACTTGAAAAAGCAAGCCCCATTTTGTTTTCCCACTCTGGCACATAATCCTCGCTACCTTGACACCGAATTTCTACACCCGTTGTCGTTCTCATTAGTTTGGTGTAATCTTTTGTAAACTTGTTTAAGCACTCAACCAATTTATAGTTTGGGTCTGTCCCAAAATAGTTTATTCGGTTTTTCAGTGAACAAGCGAGCCTTGCGCCCCAACCGCAACTATAATCATAATAATTGCCGTTTACATTGTATTCATATAGAATATAGTCGGCAACTTTTGTTGGAAATTGACACACTTTAATTGCCGTCCCGTCGCTACCAACTCTAAAATACGTGTCGATGTTTTCAACGAGTGTAGGGCTTGTGAAAAATTTTGGGTTGCGCCTTATTTTCCCTACAACTGACGATAACAATTCTCGGCTCGACATAACCTCGTTTATGCTCCACTTTGCGCCAGTCCGTATTGAGTCGTCCATAACATCTCGGAAGTAATAATCTGTTATTTCGGCGAACTTAATACCTCCCTCGTCAAACAACAAGATTTCTTCGTTTACTGTGTCTCGGTCGGCTTTTTCATACCATTTAGCGACGATTTCGTTGTATTCGGTTTCGCTTAGCAAGTCAAAGTCATTCGTGAACTTTTTTGTGCGCCCCAAGTATGTTATCTCTCGCACTACCTTGTTGCTCATTGCTCCCTCGCTATGACAAGTGCACTATACGAGCAGTTATTTATTGAGAACTGAACCTCAACAAAGTAATCTTTCTCTTGAAATTCACTTATCGCTTCTTTTAATTTGTCGTCAAATTCTCTTGCATTATCGTCCGTGAAAAACGAATACCCGATTATTTTGCCTCTTTTATTCACACTCATTTTATCTTACCTCGCTCTTTTTTAGGTACGTCCTCAAAGTTGTCGTTGAGCCACGAACTCATATACGGCATAAAATCTTTTCCACGTCCTTTACCGTTGCCCTCGTTCGCCCACTCAACTATTTGTCGTTCAAGGCACTTATAAATGTACAACGCTCTTTTCCGACTTTCAGTGTAGTCACGGGCAAAGACTTTATGGATAAATGTAGTTTGTGCTCGTCCTCTACTCACTTTTCGTGGGTACAAAGAGTATGTTTTGTCGAAAAAGTCTATTACTTGTTCTATCTTGGTTTCAGTATCTGTTCCTTTATTAGCTTTTTGTTGTGAACTCGGTTGTTCGTTGGTTGCTATTAAAGATGACGTAGAAGTCGGAGTTACCGTTTCTAAATCAACCTTTTCGTTTTGAACTTGGTTTTCGTCGTTTGCTAAAAAAGAGGGTTGAACTATGTTTTCGTTTCTTTTTATATTTTCTTTACTTATAATAGAATTATCTATAATAGAATAATCGGTGTGCGGTTGAACGGCTACGGGGTATACGTTTGAACTGCTACCCCCATCATTGTTAGCACACCCTGTCGTTTGTTGTTGTATGGGTGATTCAACCAAGTGTATATAGTTTTCACCAAAACCATAAACAGAAATTGAACCATTGTCTTTCAAAAACTTATAATCCAATATACCAAAGAAAACCATTTTTTTCATTCTGTCTATAATTGCCTTTGGTGTAACACCAAGAATAGGAATATCATCAAGAACCTTTTTATGAGAAACAAAAGCGTATTGTTTCCCGTCGATTTCAACTTTTTTCATTTTTGGGTAAAAGTCGACAAACCAGCGCAACAAAACAAGGTCAGTGCAATCTATTTTTCGGGTTACTGTTTTCCCGTTTATAGTGGTTTCCGCGGTTAAAGTCGTTGCATAGGCTTGATTAAAACCCTCTATTGTGTATTTCATAATTTGCTCCTTTATAATTAAAACCCCCAATCTTGACTTTATGTGGCTAACAGTCTTGATTGAGGGTTTCGTTCCTCGTACTATTCAGTTTTTCTCGTCTTATCGTAGCCACTCAATAATACGAGGATTTGTTTGGTATGAACTCTTGTCCCAAAGTTCCCCTTAATTATAGCACGGCGGTTCTTCGGTGTCAAGCACTTGGAGCAACTTTCCGAGCATTTTTGGGGTGACTTTTTTTGTTTTTTCGCCAACTATTGCATACAACGACTGTTCGTGACAGCCACACAATTCGGCAAATCTTTTATAGCTCATTCTATGTTTAACAACATACCAAGTTATTTTATTAGACCAAAACTCGGAATCGGTCGGTATTTTAGTAGCCATTTTTGTTGATTTTTCCTCCATTAAAATTTAGTAGTTTTACTATTTCGGTGGCAGTGTCTTTGCGCTTACAAAATCTCCATTCAATTCCATAATCTCGGGAATATCGTTCCATAACTTTCATCAAAAACTTTCCAGATACTTTGGTGAATGGCTTATCGATATATTTCCCTTTGCGTGCGTCATAAACCTCGTGGGTTGGTGACCGCCAAAATTGAACGCCATACACATTATAGATGACTTCCTCGCGGACGAGAACAATGAGTTTTTTGCCTTTGTTAATGCACCTTTGCACTTCTCGAAGAAACCTATCTTTACCGCTTTTTGTTCCAGCAATGTTAGATTGAACCTCGATTAGTCCGTTTTTCAAATCTATTACACAGTTTGGATTAAACGAACTTTGATAATCTCCCTCATCTAATTTTATTTCCTCGTAGTTATATTGTAGTCGTTTGAAGTCTTTTAGCACATAGTCGTTGTCTTTTTCGCGCGTGTCAACTAAAATGTATGCCATAAGCACCACCGCCTAATTTGAGTTTTAAGCGGGGTTAAGCCCAAAACCGAACAAGTAGTCGAATTTAAGCCCAACGCCCGTTTTTGCCCTATTACACGCCGTCAGAACGGCAAGTCCGACTCGCTCGCAGGCTTGTCACTGCCAGAGGGAGCGTCCCCAAGCGTTTCAACACGGAAATTTTCGGGTGAAACAAACAGCGTACACTCGTTGTAAAACTTGCCGTTATAGTTTGTCGTTTTCTTGCGCACTCCGTCTATGATTGTGAAGATGATGTTTGCGTTCACATATACATCGATATCGTCATTGACGTATACCGAGTAGTACTCTGATAAAAACGAACCATCTCCTTTTGGTATAGACTCTTTAATTTTCACGATTGTGTAGTGCGAATTGTTGGTTTTGCCTTTGCGCACGTCGTAAACTTTGTAACTTTTGTTTGCTTTAATCATTGTTTTGTTCCTCCGTAGACTCTCTGTAGTTTTGCATTTTCTCGCAAATTGCGTCGTAGTCTTTAAGTTTTATTAGTTTCGTTGATTCTACACCCCACGAAGTGAGCAGAGATTTTGCCTTTTCTCGTGAAATGTCGTTTATTGCTGCAAGTGCATATATGCGTTGCGCTTGTTTTGTGGTGATGTAGTCATCGTCGCTTTGGACTTTTTTGTTTACATCATCGTTCACAAAATTTTCGTCCTCGAAGTCTTGTGTGAAACAGTCGCTTAAACTGCCCAAAGTTAGTGCAAGGTCAACAACCGCCCTCTTTTTTGCTTTTTTGAGTGCCGAATTTGCCTGATTGAACCCGTTTGCAGTGCCGTTTGACGATTCACTCGTGTTTGCACAACCAACACCAACTCGCACGGGTGTTCCATTAAAATATGCGGTCGCCTTACACTCATAGTAAAAGAATCCAGACTTGTAGTCTTTGTAAGAATCTACAATTTGGACATCGTATGGGAGACCGAACGCCGTAAGAATCTTCTCCGCGCCTGATTTCATAAGCGAAGGAGATTTTGCTTTTCCGTACTTGCCGAAGTCTATGTCACGTTTAAGCAATACCGACTTATCGCCAATCTCAACTACATAATTGTTGCGTTTTAGTGCCGAAACAACTGCTGGTTGCTCGTACATTATCAAATTATTTTCTGCCATTTTTACACCTCATTTTTTTATTGTGTGCTTGTAAAATATCGAACCATTCGTAGTCTGGCTCAATTTTTCGGTATGAGTATGCACCAGTCTTTTTTAGGTGCAACACATATGCCTCGTCTATATTTATACCTCGTGCGTCTAAAAGCCGTTTGTATCCAGCAAGTTGAACAGCCAAATATTTTACGTCTACCGAAGATGTTGTCTTGAAGTCAATCAAAACTATTTTTCCGTCCACCCGACCTATAAAATCGCACGTTCCACAATAGCCAAGATTAGCGTCGCCAAGTATGAACTCGCTAAACAGCGTTGTTGGGCGGTAAGTGTTCCACCATTCGATAAATGCGGCAAAGTACGGAATTAAGTCCGATTCCATTTCTTCTATGTCGTACTCGTCCGTTAGAACGAACTCGCTTATCGCTTCGTGAACTTTTGCGCCACGCCGTGCAGCGTTATCCAAAATTTGCTTCGACAATGCGTCCAATTTCTTGAAACTTATGGGTTCACAAATCTCGGTCACGCTCGGATATGCCTCGTTGGCTATTGTGTATGTGTGTGTGTCTTTGTCAAATTTTGCGTTTGCCATTATTTACCTCTAATAAAGTCAGCAAACAAGAATAGTATGGTTAAAAATATTGCAATCGCCATCGTCGCCTCCTCTTATTGTATTTATTATACCATAGAATCGGCTCAAAGTCAATAGTTTTGTTGTTTTTTATATTGTCACCAAAGCCATACTTCCTCATCTTTCCCCCTGTTCAGCTCAACGTATTTAGAGAATCTTTGTTCCAAATCCTCAATCCATTTTACACACCGCTCCAAAGACCGAATGTCTTTTTCAGCCCAATCAATTTTGCGTTGGTTTTTCTCTGGGTTTTTGCTCCACCGTTTAATGTCCTTTTTGTTCTTTTCAATCCATTTTTTTCGTTCCTCAATCATCTCTTGCGTGTACGGCATTGATGACAATTTGTAGTACGCGTGTCCTTTATTTGCGCACATAACACAAACAATTCTTGTGTAGTAAGGTAGAACATCGTCTCGACACGAAACCATAAAACGTTTGCCGTCAACTTCGATTTCAACGTTTCGGTTGTGCCGTTCAAACCAAGCCTTAAAACCGCCCGACATAGACTCTACGTCATCGTAAAAGTCGCATTTTGTTGTAAAGTAACTCATATTATCAACTCCGTTCCCGAGCATTTTTCAAGCCCACATTCTTCGACCAAAAAGACTTGTTCGTGTCGTATAAACTTGTTGACCTCGATTACTTGTATCGCATAAATAATAGTTTTGCTTGACGCTCTGCTTGTCCCTCTTGCTACCACCCTAAAAACAAGCGTTTTAGGCGGATATGGGTGTGTTTCAAAATAGCAGTATTCAAACTTATCTCGCAAATATTTCACGTTGTTATCATAAAACCAGTCCGTATAACGTGAGTACGATTTGCCCCAGTTTTTGACAGTGACGAGTTGCCCCACTTTGAATTTGTACTCAATGGTTGGCATCGTCTTTCACCTCCATATCGTTTTCGTCCGCCCAAACAAAAAACTCCGTGTACGAGCCGACGTCGTAATACCACTTTTCGTTTTTCTTCCACGACCTCACATAGAACGGCTTGAATTTGTGCTGTTTGCAAAAATCATAGATTCCTACCATAACTTGTTCTTCCGTATCTGCTGGGTAGTCGAGCAACCTCGTGTTCCCATTGTTATCTTTGAAATAAAGCCGTTTCACCTTATACCACCTCCCAAAAGCCAAGTCAATCCAAGAAAACTCAAAATTGATAACAGTATTGCTAAAATATTCATTGTTATTCCTCCTATAAATCTAACCCATATATATGTCCGTAAGTCCGTCCTCATTGAACAGCAACTTGTCAATGCGCCACACAGAGATGTCTTTCTTGTGGTACGGCTCATACAAGCGTGACCGCATATAATCTGGCGGGTATATGCGCACAACCTCTTTGTACGCTATGTCAATCGCTTTCTTTTTGCTGTCGGCTTTGACAATGAAATCGATACAGTCGTTGCTGTATTCTTTTACTTTTACGAGGTAGTAGTACATCTTGTTTATATTCAACTCCTTTCCATATCTGCGAGCCACTTCGCAAGAACCGCTTGGCAAAACTCGTCCGACATATATTCGGTGTCTTTTCGCCATTTGCCCGTCTTTTCGTTGTATGTGATGTTCAGTTCACCAAAGCCTATCCCGTTTGCAACCCATTCTATGTTGAGTGCGTATGTGTCGGGGTAGTGTTCGTTGCACTTATACATCTCGCCCGTTGCCTCTATGATTTCGTATTTTTTACTCATTTTTCGTCCTCCTCGTCGTCGACATAACCGCCAAAGCCTATCCATTCAGCGTCGCCGTAAATGTTTTCAAGCGTTTCCGTGATGTGTTCAAGCACTTCAACACCTTTGTCTGCAAAATCTTCTGCGCAAATGATTTCAATCTTATATTGTCTCATCTTTCACTCCTAACGCTCTGTCGATGTTCTCAACCATTTTATCACGAAGTTCGGGGTGAAATTCGCCGTCTTTGTGTATTTTGCCTTGTGCCCAATCTTTAAGGCAGTTGAGATACTCGTCCTTTACTCTAACCTTATGTTCAAGAGATAAGACACTTTTGTAATTCATCATACAAAGCGTGCTAATGGTGTCTGCGAGAACATCTGGACGCTTTTTCAAAAACCCGATAATGAGTTCTTCATCTGAAAAACCAAAGGGGCTATATTTGTCGATGTATTCTTTTAATGTCATTGTTCTTTCACCTCCGCTTGTTTGCATTCGTCGCAACATTCAACTATATCATCATTAAAGCCCCAATCGTCTAATACTTCACGATGGTTAAGTTCCTTTTCAAACAGCAAACAGCAACCAAACTCATCTAATAGTCTACACTTGCCACAGTCATCGCTTGGCACTTCGATTTCAACTCTTATCTTCGGCATCTTGCACCTCTTTTAACATTTTGTCGATTTCACTGCAATCTTCAAACAGTTGCTTTATAGTCATTACAACCAAGACCAACATCACCACAAAACCGACCACAAAAGTTACAATGAAAGCAATAATTCGTGGTTCGCCGCTTGTCTCAAGCCAAATCCCAGACGCAATAATGCAACCAACAAAACCAATCGTGATTATTGTTGTGAATATCACATAAATTACATTTCCAACAATTTTACTTATCATCTTCTTCCCCCCTTAAAATTCTTTCAATTCAGGTTTGGGCGCACCCATTCTATATATGACGATTTTTATTTTCATATGTTGCTCATCGAAAAACTGTTGAAGTTCGTCAATATCGATAGAGCCGTCCTCTACCAACAAGAGTTTCCACTTTGTTTGCTTTGGGGTATTAGTCTTTTTGCTCATTTTCTACCTCCTCGGTGAGTTCGTCGATTAAATTACAAATATGATATGTTTCGATTGCTGCCAATCCGACGGCTCTTTCTTTTACCTTATTCAGCACATCGATTTGCGCTTCTTTGACCGCTTCGTCCATCATATCTTTGCTATGTGATATTACGCATTGTAAAAATCCATTATTGGAGTTCAACCGCTCAATCTCGGCTTTGTACTCGGACACGTCGCCGTAGCCAGCGTCAACCAAAAATGTCGCACATATATAATGCACACAACAACAATCTTCGCCGTTTACCTCGCAACTCTTGCAGTCGCAGTTTTCACAGTCGTCTTTTATACGCCCTATAAGTTGTGCAAGTTTTTCGATTTGCTCTTGTTTAGTTTTCATCTTCCAATTCCTCTATGTATTCGTCTATTATTTCTGGGATATATTCTTCATAAACCCCAGCACATTTATCTCGTAATTGTTTAATAGCGTCAAGTTGCCCTTTAATGTAGCCCTCTTTATACGCTTTTTGCACATCGGTTGCCCATTTACTCGTGTATTTGTCGCCAATCATATTTGTATTTCTCCTCCCGACTCTACAACCTCAAAGATGTCGTCTGTTCTAAATGCAACGCACGTCCCAAAAAAGTCCAACAAGTCCACAAGGCTGTCCTCTGAATCAAACTCCCAACCGAAAAACAAAAACGTTTTCCCCTCGTCGTTGTTCACATCTCGTGCGCTCGCATACGCTTTGAGGAAGTCGCGCAGTTCGTTAATGCAATCCACATTTGTAAAAACTTCGCCGTGACCGCCTGTTACGCTGTCCTCGATTTTTATTCTTTTTAGCACAGTCCATATCCTCCCAAGCATTTCAAAAACTCATTAAGGTCTTTGCTGTCATAATTCATTGTAGCATAGTCCTCTGCTTTTTTCCACAATTCATCGTAAAGTTCGGAAAAAGCGTGATTGCTAACTTTTTGCATAGATGCTTTCACTTTGGCTGTTGATACCAAATCTGCCATAACCTCTGGGTTGTCCTTGTATTTATCGAACGCCAAACCGAACCTTGTCCGTATGCTTGTTGTGCCAAAAGCCTCGGCTTGCGTAAAATCTTCCCAAAACTTTGGGGCTGGCTCATCTTCTACGGTAACTTCGTCGCAAACTTCCCAATTCGTGAACCCGATTTCGTCAAGTTCTGCTTTCGTGATTCCGATATCGTCCTTTATTCCATCTACGAATGTCGCATAATCCACATCTGGATACCAAGTTTCATAGATTATCTCGACCGCATTGTACAACAAAACTTTGAGTCGTTCATTATCGTTTCCAACTGTGCCCATAGTTATCTCTCCTTTGCCATTGTTCGGCTTGCATTTCAAAAATCTCCTCTTGGTACAAACCGCAATCTACGCACCTATAAAACGCTTTTAGCCCTCTCGGTTGTGCATAAATCACTGTTTCGCCTTTCTTTATTGTCCGCCCGCACTTTTGGCAGGTGTGTTCTTGTCTACTTATCCGTTGTTCCAATGTCAGCCTCCAATATGTCAACCGTGCGGTAAAGACTTCCGTCGATTATTCTGTTGCCGACACGAACATACGCTTGACGTTCAACGGCAATAACAATGTCATTGATATCTCGCTTGTCAATCTCGACAACATCTTCGTCGCCGCCCCAACTGAAAAGGTGCGCATAATATTTCATAATATCACCTCGTGTCTATCAAGGAATCGGGCAGACATCCACACGAAACTCTCGCACTCGTCATTTGTTTTTGCACAAAATATACCGCCCACCCAAATATCATAATCAGTGTCCATAGTAATTGTTTGCCCTGCATATCTATTAACCTTTTCGATTTCAGAACGTGGAATGTTAGACTCTTTCATTTCATCTTTTGTCATTATTTTGACCTTTTGCCCTCTTTCAAACCTCATTTTTTCTTTCCTCCGCTTTTCGTAAGAATATAAGTTTGTTCTGGATAAAAATCTGCAATATCGTTATAGTCGAGGAAACTGCCGTCGATTACCGACACCAACTTTGCCCCCTCGTACTTTTGTTTGAGCCAAATGTCCTTGTAAATAGTGTTGCTCGAATCAATAAACACTCGGTCAAACTTTTTTTCTTCGCCATCTACCAACAACAATGCTTGCAAGTAGTCCACATAGTATGGATTTTTCTTTGCACAATCATCTTTTGCCTCCAACTTGTAAGTTTGTTTAGGGTAATCTCTCGTGACTCCCCAATAAGTTTGAACATAATGATATTGAGTTCCAATCAAAAATGCGTCTTTCAACTCGTGTTCCAAGTTTTTATCCTCAAAGATTTTGCCCTTGTTGTTCATATAGATTCTATCAAACTCTACTTGCTTTTTACCGACAATGAGGATTACTTGGTCGGGTGTAAGCCAAATCGGGTCTTCTTCTTTTTGGGGTACGCTGTCGTGATACCACGTTTTGTCGTAGAACGATGTTTGGTAGTGTTATCGTCAAAGTACGTGATTTTTGGTGTGACCACGCTTTTGGAATATTGCGGCTCGACATAATCGAACTTCTCGGTCTTTGCCCCAATCATTTTTGTCGCTCGCTCAATAATGTCGTACATCTCGTCAAGTTTCACATACTCATACCAACAATGCGGGCAATAGTATCCGCACGATATGTTGACCGCCTCAATCTTGAACGTAGGCGCAATGTGTGATATGTCTGAGCAAGAGCCTGTCGCTTTTACAAAACCGAACTTTTTGATGTGAGCCTCGAAATCTTTGTTGTAATCTTTGTAGAACACATAGTCGTTCCCGCCTTTTCTATCAAACTCGACCGCATAATTTATGTCTCCGAGGTCGATTCCAGCCTTGCAAAACTTGCGTGCGCCCACACAACCAATTTCTTCATCTTCCAAGAACACGACCGAACAATCGTATTTTTGCAAAATCTCGAGAATCATAATTATCCCACATCTATCGTCGCCACCGATTCCCTCCAATGACATAATCGTGTTTCCGTCTTTTGAGTACAAAATCGTTTTTGGTGATTCTTTGTGAACCGTGTCCATATGTGCCACGAGCAAAACAGGATGCGTGCCTTTCGAGTACAAGAACCCATCTTGCGACAAAATCTCTCGCCCACCGCCTGTTAGATATGTTTCGAGTGCTGATTTTAACTCGGTTTGTGTTGCTTTGAATATATTTTCAATCGTTTTCTTGTTCATCTTTTCATCTCCTAATTAATAGTATCTGTCGTGGCATCCGTCGCAGTAACAACAGTGCGAATTATTGTTGTGTTCTTTTCCGCATTTAGGGCACACGATAGTTCCGCCAATCTCGGGAAGTTCAAACGGGTTCACATCATCGTAATATTCTGGAATTGACACGCCCGCTTTCGGTATGATATTTATATTGTAATCATACACATAATCTTGATAGTGAAGTGCTCTCGGTGCGGTCACGAAAAACTTTCTCGAACCGCTCTCAACATTCCATCTAACCATTCCCCAAACGTCATATTTGTCTTTGTTGCCCTCGCACTCGCAGATTATGTCCCTTACAGTATCTCTAGTGAGCGTAGAGTATGCTTTGTCAGTCCAAGTCGGGTACAGTCTTGATTGCATTAAGAACTTCGACGAGTACATAAATAGTTGTCGATGAAGTTTTGGGTATGTATAGAAGTCGCCATCTCCTTTAATGTTGTCAATAGTGAAGAGAATCATCGTCACTTTGTCCATTGGGTACGACATTGTGCCTGCTTGATAACATTTGTTTGAGTTTCCGTACTCCAAAAAGTGGCAACTGCTCCACGAGTTTCCGTTTGACATCAACAAGAAGTCGAGCGGGTTGATTGACAAGCAGTATCTTCTCTTAACTTTTCCGTCCGAGAAAGCATCGGAAAGTGTAGCGAATTGTTTTTCAAAATCATCGCACTTTGTTAGTCCTATCGCACCACACAATTGACGAATCGCCCTTGTGTACTTTGCGCCCACGCTTACTTTTGCGCCCGATATTAATTTCTCTGCTCTTTCCTTAAACTCAGATGTTACACTCTTGCATTGCGTGCAAAAACTTGAATCACCACTGCAAAGGATATTGTACAATGTGCGGTCGGTAGAATGTTGATAAACCCAATTAGCAAAAGTCAAAACTGCGTCCCATCTCTTGCTCTCGGTTGTCGTGCGCTCTTCCTCGAAGATGTCAGACACGCACAAATTCTTTTCGTCCCAAGCGTGATGTTGTCTAAGTATGCTTGCGAGCCAACCTTTTGATTTGTTCCACTTTTTGAGCCACGCCATCACACCGTCGTGAGTTGCGTCCTCGTATCCGTGTTCCTTGAATACCGTGACCGCCTTGTCGCACAAATCTACGAGTTCACTTTCGGGCATAACCACTGCATCTGGATTCGGGTTAAACGGAGTGTACTCTACTCTTGTCGGATTCTTACATTCAAAATCTGCGCTCGTCCAAATTTCAGCAGATGTGTTCCCTGCCCTTACTGCCGAAACAAAAATGCTGTTCGCATCTGTGATTTTGTAGTAGTAGCCGTTAATTTTGTATACATCGCCGACCTTGTATTTGCTTGTTTTGTCGTTCTCATCTAAAACTCTTATCTGAGCATTGTAGAAAAGCACATTTTTCCCGTTCAGAGCCACAATACTGATATACTCTTTGGCATACACTGTTGTCACCGAGATGTATAATGGTTTTTTCTCTATTACTCGGAAAATCCCGCTCTTATATGCTACTAAATCTCCAACCGCAATCTTATTAAAGTCGTCGCTCGCCTCTGACTCATCAACCAAAATGCAGTTTTCTGGCGCAACACGCTTTGAATAACAACCTTGATTGTATACAGTTCCTGTTAAATCATCGTTCTCGCCCAAAAGTATATAAACATTGTCACTACTTTCTCGCTCGCCTTTGATTTTGACAATTGAACCAATCGGCGGTAGTGACGGAAGATTGATTTCAAGGTCATCAAAGCTATCAAAACCTCTCGACATCATTCTATTCTCGGTCGAAAGCCTTATGATTTTGTTTTCAGTGTCAACCGCAATAACACGAGGTGAGCCATCAGACAGTTGTGCCGTGGTGGTAAGCGATATAACATCAGTGGCTGTAAGCGGTGCGCCTTGCAATACCGCCTTGTATCCATCCTTGTAAAGTTGGTACACCATCTTTATGAGTGTTTTTTGACTCCCGTGGCTCGTGTAAATCTTGTCGAACTTAGGGAACTCCAAAAAATCGTCAATCTTTCGGTCGGGCTCTTTTTCTTGATAACCGCTCATTGCGCCAAAAGATAGTTTGCCCGTGTTTGTCTTGAAGCAAGTTTCTGCCTCATATGTATCATAAATTGATATATCTCGGTCAACTTCGATTTCTCGGTCGTTCTTCCAAGTATATCCCTGTTTTTTCGCAAGTGTTAAAAATTCTCGAACCGCAGATTTGGTCGAGCAGTGGTAGATTCTTTTTTGTTTAATTGTCATCATTTTGATGCCTCCGAAAATTTTGTGGGGTGTATGGGAGCGAGTTTTGCCCCGCCCCCATAGATTTGCGTGTCGTTATGCACGCTTGATTCTGAAACCGTATGTGTCGCAGATGTCTTTAAGCGAAATGTCCTCAGCCTCGTAGTCGTCATCATCGTCGTCCACATCGGTAAGGTCGCAAAGCAAATCGTCGTCATCGTAAAGATTGCCGTCTGCCTTGCTGTCCGTTCTGTGCGCATAAACCGCAACGATGTCAAGGGAGTCTTTTGTTTTGTGCGTGAGGTCATCATTGAAATTCGCAAGTTTTGTGAATCTCTCGCCTGCGCCCGAACCAAAAAGAACGTCGCCTACATCGAGGAAGTCAAGCACAACCAATCTGCGTTTGCCGTTTGCGTACTCGACAACCATTCCCGACTTCAAATCGGATTTCGTGAATTTTGATACTGATTTTGTTCTTGCCATAAAATCTACCTCCTGTATGGCTTTTATTTTTTTATTAAATCGTGACTTCCACGCTTTAACCTAAATTATTAATTCTGATTCAACATCTTCTGTCACAATCAGTTTTACCCAATCGATGTGATACCAATAATCATCACCGATTACTTTGAAACAATTATCGTTCAACGCTATTCGCTCTACAATGTGAATTTTGTCGTCAAAAACACCGATATATGGAATCGACAAAGTGGTTTCTACACACTCTTTTTTGGGTTTTAAGATTATCGCACTACCCGAGTGTAAATCTGTAATTCTCATATAAGTACCTCGTTTTCTATATCATTCTCGGTTATTCTCGCCTCAATCCAATCTTTGGCGTACATATAATCGTCGCCGATTTCAAAAACTGTAAAATTGTTACGAGTGTAAACAGATGTTACAAAGTGCCACTTGCCGAAACTTTTTTCCATCCATTTGTTTAATCCCAAAATATCAATTGTATGTGTTCCACGCACATATTTAAGCGGCTTTAACAAGATTCGGTCTCCAACCGACAATTCTACGCTCATTCCTCGCTCACCTCGACATCGCACCCGAACAGTGTTTTCGCTTGCACATAACAATCTCCGTCGTTGATTGCAAATGCAATTTGCCACTTGCCATCAAGTGTGAATAGGCTTACAGATGAAACTGTGTCTTTGCCGATTTTTGCGCCGACAAGTTTGCTCGCTTTGGTCATCGGAATAACCAACACTTGCTTTACGTTAGAAACATCTTCCGCCTCGTCATCGTCGTCCGTGCTTGTGACTTCTGGATTCGTAACTTTGACCGCAACCGCAATCGGTTCGTCATTATCTTCTCTTGTCGCAAGCCACGCAAGAACATCCGCCACAACTCGCTCCATTGACTTAATCGCTGGAATACTCTGCGTGTGAAGTTCTGTCGTATCAAAAATGAGTTCCGTGTCAACGATTTTGCCCGTTATCCTACCGATGTCCACAAAAGTATCGCCATAGCATTGCTTCAAACTTGCTCGTGCGATTACTTTGTCTTTGTTAATATCGACGCCTTGCAAGCAATATCTTGCGTACACATAAACGCTTTCGTTGCAGTCTGTGATTTTCTTAATTGTTGATGGTTTTGTTGATTTTGCTCCTCTTGGCATAATGATACCCTCCAAAATGTTTTTTATAATCACGGCTTACGCCACGACTTCAAATATGATTCTCGCAGCCATTGTTTCACCCTGCGCTTTGAATAAAATCTTGTCTTTTGTGACAAACGATTCGCTACACGGAAGACCTTGATACTTGTTTTTGTACAGTTCATATGCCTGAATCGCGAATCCAATCGTTTTGTATTGCTCCGTTACTTGTCTATCTGGCTGTCCGTCAAATGATATTTCCGTTGTGATTTTGTATTTCATTTTTTCACCTCGTTTAATTTTTTGTACGCCGACTTACAAAGTTTGATTGTGGTCGGATTAACATAAAGCATCGAGTCAAAAACAGGCTCGCCGTCTATCATCATAAACGGATTTGACACATACTCGGTTTCTCTTGTTAGAACGTACAATCCGCTGTTCCAACGATAAACCTCATACCCATTTGCATAGATTATGCGGTCATACATCTTGTTGTCGCACGCTCTTTGATTAAGTTCAGTTTTCATATCCACCTCCACATATACAGCACATAATAATCACGATAATCGCGCACGCTCTTATCTAAAAACTACTAATACACTATATATCATTGTATTTACTTATTATATAACTAATCGCGCACGAGCGCACACGTCCGCCCGCTTGATATACGCCTTGCTATTAAACGCACACTTAATAATCTACTACACTCTATATAGACTACTTGCACTTATTAACGACGTATAATCTACTATTTATTAGCATAGATACTACACTATGATATACTCTCCGTCGGTTATACTCTTATATATCACGCACTTATCGCCACATATAATTTATTCTAAGATATACTGCACTCATATATATATGTAGGTAGATAAATTATGCTTATATAGGCAGATAAATAACGCACACGCACGTATCTATGCCTACATAATAACTAAGGATATACTGAGTATATATAGATAGAGTGGGGTGTTCACGCTTTTTGCGCCCGACGAGAGCGTGAGAACGCCGAGCCGATGGATAGTGGCTTACACATCAGCCCCCAACAGCGAGATGAATAATCGGCTTACAACCTCGGCTTACGACGACACGCATCACACTGCGAATTACTCGGATTACTGCGAGGGCTTGATTTACTGCGGTTAAAAATCACGTTGTTGGTTTTGGTGACGCACGAGAGATTTGCACTCCCGATTGCTGACTGAGAATCAACCGTCTTACTTCTTGACCAGTGCGCCAGATGGTGGGAGGTTTAATTTTACGATGAACACCGCCCAAAACATCGTCACAAAAAGTGGAGGGCTATTAGTTCACGCAAATCGCTATGTCCTCGCCAAGATGGCGTAGGAACAGTTTGCGGATTGCCGACTCGAAAGAATCTGCGAATACCGCCTCACATCTTGCGTGGTTGTTGCAATCATAATAATGCACATAAAAATACTGTGATGTTGTCATTTGTCTGAATCTCCATAAATTTCTGATTTTGCTTGTGCGACTTCATCGGGGAAAAATACTCGGAGTTGCTCCAAGATATAATCACCCTCGGCGACTCGCCCTTTAAGATAATCTGATTTTATAACCGTTGCCCCTGCGTCCGACGTATCTCGGCGTAGAATAATCATCTTTGCTATGCCAACGATTGTTTTGTTCATAATAATTTACCTCTCTTTTGCTAGGTTGTATTCCGCGATGAAATTGTTTATATCTGATAGAGTTTCGCCGAGCGTTTGCCCGTACAAAACCATTGCCGCTCGGATGAATACATTCTCATCGTGTTCGTGTTCGTCTGCCCATCTTGTGTATGTGTCCGCCTCGCCCTGTGTTTTTGCCTTGCGTGCAAGTTTATAATAATAATCTTTTAATACCCTACACTCTCTAACCAAACCGTATAATCTTTTCTTTTGCTCGTCCATAAAATACTACCCCACATAAAAATAATAATTTTCGTACGCAAAAATAATAATAATTGCGTCCGTTGCACAAACACCGTTTTTGTCCGAGTGCTTGCCTGAATTTTTGTCCGTAAAAAAAAGACAAGACGAAAACGGCGGTTTTTGTCCCGCCGTCCGTCCGTTTTTGTCCGTCCGCTTGCGTTATGCTTTTTGTCCGAGCATTGCAAGGAATGCCGCTTTTTGCTCGTCCGTCAAGTCAACAAATTTGTTGAATAAGTTTTCGCTCGCTCTCTCGTCCTTGCGTTTTTGCTCAATGCTTGCGAGCGTGTCGGCGTAGTCCTTGTCCGCCTGTTCAAACAATGCCGTTGTCGCTTGCAAGTCACCAAAAAGTTTTAACGTGTCCGCAACGTCAATATATTGTCCGTATTTTTCGACTGTCTCGGCGTACTCTGTCAAAAACAATTTTTGTACGTACGTTTTTGGCAACTCAAAAATTGCGAGTTTTGCTTTTTTCGTCCGTCCGTCGCCGTTGCCGTTTTGCTCTGGGTTGCGCTTGCCAACCGTGAGGCGCACGCCGTCGAGGTATAAACCGCTCAATATTGCGAGGTTGTCTGCGGTGAGGTTTTCGAGTCCGTACGAGGTTTTTTGTCCGTTTTCGTCGACGTCAATATATACCCTGAATATTGCGTTTTTGTCCGCTTGTCCGTCCTCGTTGAGTCCGTTTTTGAACACGGGCTTTATTGTGCCGTTTTTGTTTACGGGTTTTACGTCCGTCCCGTCGGCGTAGTAGAACATTTTTTTGTCCGTGTCGAGTGCTATTGTTTTGCCGTTGTTTTTGTTTCTGAATGTCAACATTTTTTTGTCCTCTCTTTTTGTGTTTTTTTGTCCGTTTTTTTGTCCGTCCGCTCTCTCTGAGCGGTTGCTTGCGTTGCTCTCTCTCGCTTGCAAGTACATAGTACACCGTTTGCAAGGCGTTTGCAAGTGTTTTTTCACTCGTTTTTATAGACAGTTTTGCGTTTTTGTATGTTTTCCCGACAGTCGACTAGTTTTTGTGTGGTTATTGTACAATGTGTCCGTTTTTTCGTGTGTCGGTGCTGTCGATTGTGTGTCCTGGACAGCCGACGCCGTGAGAGCCGTTTTAAGCGGCGTTTGCGGTTGCTGTCGTGTGTTTATTCGGTTTGCGTGCTTGCGTGCGTTTTTGCCCCCTTGTAGTGCGTCAAAACGCCGTCCGCCGTTGCCGTCACCGTTTGCGCCGTTGTATATGCACGCGCGCGCGATTCCATATATACGCAAGGGGGGGGACAGGGTATTGAAAGTGCCTCGGCGGGGGGGGTGTCACCTCCACGTACAATTCTAATAAAAACGCAGTGGTAAAACTCTGTTTATACAGGCGGCAGGGGCTGGAATTAGGGGGCGCGGGGCGGCTGGCTAGGGCGGAAAAGTCCCCTAAAAATTTTTTTGTGAAAACGCTTGACATTGGGTCAAACTGGGTGTATACTGGGTGTAGAAAAAGACGAAAGGGCGAGAAACGGACGCTTGGAGTCACAAAACAGATACGCGGTATTGTAAATACTATGTATATTGGGCATTGCTGTTCTCTTTTGAGGTTTCCGTTTCCAGCAGTGTCCTTTCTTTATATGCCGAGGCAAACATACGACCTCGTTAAAAACCGTTGGTGTGGCAGAGCCTAAATGCGGAAAGTCTGCTCGGAGTTAACGCTTCCCGACTGGTGCTAACCCCGTCAACAGGAGAGAGGTCGCTTAGTAACCTGTATAAAAAATTCGGTGGACGGAAGTTGCGATGAGTGGCAATGCACGACAAAGAACTATGGGCGCAACAATAGGAGTGCATACTGGCTGAAACGCCAGAACTACTGGTCGGGTGACGAAAAGAAGAAACCTCAAATTGGGCAAGATTCGTTAAAGTGTAGTGCAAACCCCCGTTGCAAGGGCGGAACTCTACACTTTTTCGTTGAATTTCCTAAAAAGAGCAAGACACTTTGGTTTAGTACAAAAAATATAGTTAGTATATGAGTAAAAGTAAAAATATTAAATATCCAAGTCAAAAGACGCTTCAAAAGAGAGTAGGTTATATAGAACTTATACCTAAAACGCACTACAACGGTATAGTTTGCCCAAAATGTGGTTGTCGCGAGTTCTCTCTTTACAGAATCAAGGTGAACACCGTGGCATACTGCACAAAATGCTTGTCGTACATCAAGTTTGTTAGCAAAGAAGACCTCGAAAAAATTGTGGAGCGGTACACTGGCGTCAAAAAATCACAAAAGTAAGAGTAAGCGTAAAAGCGAGTAATTACGACGTAGAGTAGGGTAACACCTACTTTTTTATTAGCAAAACTGGTGGTGGCGAAGAAAGTCGCCCTCTGGCGTAAAAAAAGGTGTTGACAAGACAAAAAACAAGTGGTAAACTTGAAGCGAAAATGAGGAGGCGGAAAGCTGTGAAAGTAATAACGAGTGGCAAAGACAACAGGGTGGTTACGTGCGGGAAGTGCAGGTGCGTGTTCGAGTTTGACGAGCGCGACGTTCAAAAGTATGACTTGCGAGACGACTTGTTTGCGTTGTTCATACCGAGCACTGCCGAATCGAAGATTGAGTATGTGGAGTGTCCCGAGTGCGGGCACATAGAAACAATAGAACGCTTAAACAAGCGAAAAGAAATAACGGAAGACGACTATTCTATACGAGTTTTCCAAGACAAAAACTAAAAACGTGCCGCTTGGCTTATGGGTTTTCAACATTTTCTCCCTGCCGAGCCAACAAACAAACAAAAGCCAGGCTACCTCACTGGCGGCGGCACTCCTCCTTGTATACGCTGGTAGTATAATGGAAGTACGACGGTCTCCAAAACCGTTTGTCGAGGTTCGAGTCCTTGCCTGCGTGCCAACAAAAAACTAAGTCGGAGGAAAATACGACAATGAGAACAGGAACATTTAGGATTGAAATGAGCAGTAGGTGCAGACAATGCCCGTACAAAGAGTTGGAGCTGAACAAGTACAGCAGCGTTGTTGACGGGGAAAAAGTTGGAATGCACTACGAAATTGAGTGCGTGCATAAAAACGTGTGCGAGTATTACATTATGAATTACTGCGGTGAGGGTGGTGACGATGAGTAAGTATATTTCGACTGCGCTTAAAGAAGAAGTCAAGAGAAGCCACTACACCTACGAGAGCTTGGCACGCGAACTTGGCTTGTCTACAAAACAAAATATGAACTTTTACTTGAATCACAAAGATGACGCGGAGTGGACATATAACGACATTAAGCGTTTTTGCCGCGCGTTGGGTGTGAACCACATACTGTTTTTGCAAGATGTCGACAGAAAGAGTAGACTGGGTTGACAAGTTGCGGGAGTCCGCGGGTTGCAAGACGTGGAAAGAGTATTGCGCGCTTATTGGGGCGAACTACCACGCTTTTATGTGTCGGCTTGAGAACGGGCGAGTGTCACCAAGTATGGTCAAGGCGATGAGCAACTACCACGGCATAGATTTAAGTTTTCTTGAAAATGACGATACACATTGCATATGCACGACAAGCACAAGTACGAGGGAGACGACCTCAAGGAAATAGAATATAACTTCAAAAAGGTTGCGGGGAAGAACCCCTTGCGAACGTACAGCTTTGCGAAGTATTCACTGAAAGACGAGTTTAATGCTTTGGTTACAGAGTGTAGACTCGTCAATTTAATGTACAAGTTGAACGATTTTCGTGCGAGTTGCTATGCTTATACGCACACAATGCGGAAAATAGAGGAAATGCTCGAATACTGTTACAAGTATTTTTCGACTTCTGCGTGGGTTAAAGAGTGGTGCGGTTTGCAAGACGAGAACACGGAACAACGGCAGCAAGACGGTTCGATAAAACGGTACAGCCACTTGGCATATATATACGACGTGTTGCGCTGGGAACAAATGGCAATAGCGGCTCGCTACTTTATTGAGTACAACATACAATATTTGGAGCGCGACAAGACAAAAAAAGCATACCCAAGTCGTAAACGCATACTCGAATCGGCAATTTGGTGGTTCAATCAGGGCTTGCTCGGTCGTTTTGGGCTAAAAATGCCGACTTCCGACCTAAACTACCAGTTCACGCCCTCAAAAATCGTGTTTTCCACGTTCCCATCGAGCGGAAAATCATATCTCGTCAACACGATGAACGAGATGTACTCGGAATTGGCGTGGATTATCTATGAGAAAGGCGGATTCCTTCGTGTAGGCAACGAACAGGGCAATATCTTTGCACAATCAGCGCAAACAAAGAACCTAATTGAGAACAAGAGAATCATTGATATATATCCAGAGAATCGGCAACTGATAATCAAAGGAGTGTATAGACCTTTTAGTAAGTCATCAGACGAAGAATGGATTATAAATGGTGTTAAGTACACCCCTACTGCTACTGTTTTTAAGACAAGAGACTCTGCAATTAACTCTGTGCGTTGTTGCGTGGCGGCAATGGACGACCCATCTCGCGGTCAACAAGAAGCAACGAACTCTAAGCTGCATAACGACATTGTTCAGTTGTTTAGGGGCGACTTTTCAGACCGTTTTGAAGAACAAGACGACCAGCTCATTTTGCTTACTGGCACAATGTTCAACCCTAACGACGTGTTTGCCCAAGAAATCGGGCTGGCAATGAATGGCGCGCGCCCAGACCCCCGCTTCAAGAATACATATATTAGTGCGGACAACAAAACGATAGTTATAATCAATGACTGCGAGAACGAGTTTGGCGAAAGCGCATACCCCGAGTTTATTAGCACAGAAGCGTTAGTGCAAAAACGAAATGGTCTCGACCCGTACAGCTATGCGTGTATTTGGAGGCAAAAGCCAATTCCAGCCGAGGGACTCATTTTTGACTACGACTTCTTGAAAACATACGACGAATTGCCAACAGAAGACCTAAACGAACAGTCAATCGCGTACATCGACCCGACAAGGCGAAGCGCAAAAGACTTTTTCTCAATGCCAATACTACGCCAGAACAAAAAAGATGAGCTTTTCTACTTCACTGACTGCATTTTTGTGCAAAAAGCGTCAATCGACTTGTATGGAGATATTATAAACAAGATTATCAAAAATAAGATTGTTAAATTGATTATAGAAGAAAACGTAGATGGCAGCTTAGCAGAAGTCATTAAAATGAAACTCAAAGCACTTGACATTCGTTGGTGTGAGGTTATTACTAAGTATAACACTGTCAACAAAGCCCAAAGAATAGCACTTATGGCTGGCACGGTTAAGGAAAACATTGTGTTCCCGTCAAAGCGCAGGTTCGCAGGAAGAACCCAAATGGGCGTTTTTATGAACAATATGACGCAATACTCGGCTGATGTGTCTAAAAATTTGCACGACGACGCCCCAGACTCAATTTGTGGTGTAGCAGAGAACTTCATTTTCAATGTCAACTCGAAAAATATACTTAAGACATACAAACAACTTCCTTTTTGAGGTGAAAAATGGCAAGAAAACCAAAACTTGACTCGCAATTAGTGCCGAGAAAAAACCGAGAAATGGTCTACAACGACTTCGAGACCTGCAAAAAAGAATATCTGGACAAAATCAGGCGCGAAATCTCTGAAATAGACTTTGATGACTTGCGTTGCAACAAATCAAATTTCATTGAGGGGAAAATCATAAAGCCAATGCAATATTTTGTCGAGCGAAAGGGCGGCAGCACATCTGTTAGTGCGGAAGATTTAATGGAAGCAATGGATACGCTACGCCAAATCACATTGATGTTAAGCGAAAGCACAAGATTCCAACCTACAATCTATTCATTGTGCAAGATGTTAAGCGTATCAACACAGACATTTAACAACTGGACATACGAAAACAATGATAAAGGCGAAGTCGCGAGACAAATCCAAGATTGGTTCAAATCTATACTTGTTCAAGGTATGTTGACTGGTGAATATGATTCTCGTGCTGGCGCATTTTTAGGCAAAGCTGTTCTCGGAATGAAAGAGGATGACGGAAGCCAAACAAACATCAATATAATTGGGTCAGATATGAAACTCGAAGACATTTTGGCAGATTATCAAAAAAATCTAAAATAGGTGTTGACAACATAAAAAAAAGGTGTTATTTTTAAGACAAGAACCAAGCGAGGTTGAATTTTGGCGTTGGATACAAAGTATTGTGGTAGAAAAATCATATGCACGAACCGAGAGTTGACAGGCAATGCCGCTGTTGACGCGCTAACGGTTATGCAGATTCTCAATGACGTGCTTCCAGTGCACCAACAAAACGTGCAAGAAGAAGACGAATTGTTTAGAATTTTCTTCAACGACTCATCTTATTGGTCGAAAGACAAAAAGCAACGCAACGACATCAGCAACAAACTAACTGTTGACGACGCTTGGGCTGTCACAAGAACCATTAACTCGTATTGCTTTGGCGAGCCAATTAAGTACGTTTCAAGACAAACAGATAAGGAAAGCAACAAACAAAAAGAAGTGGAAATATTGAGCGAGTTCCTCGATTTTAGAGGCAACCACGACTCAACCATTATGGCTACGCTTTCTTCCAGTGTGTGTGGACTCGGTTATAAACTTTCACTTCCCGCAAATAAAGAGGAGTTGGAATACAGCGGTGTTCCGTTCGTAATCAACAACAAGTTTATTAACCCGCAGTCCGCATTTTGCGTCTACAACACTTCTATTATAGGCGAAAAAGTGCTTGGCGTGATAATAGGCAAGCATTACGACAAAGACAACCAATTTGATGGTAAAGAATACACTGTTTGGACTAAATACTATAAGTATAGACTTGTTGAAGATTCAATGAGCCAAACTGGCTTTAAGTTGTTGCCAGTCGAGATTAACGGCAGGGTGTATGACGCAGAACCAAACACAATAGGCAGAATACCGCTTGTTGAAGTCGAAAGAAATGCGTTCCGCAAGGGCGACTGGGAAATTTGCAAAGACTTGTTCAAGTTCAAAAACCAACTTGTCAGCAACCGACTTGATGACGTCCAACAAATAGTCGACTATGTTTTGTTGCTCATTAACTGCGACTTTGAGAACGAAGAAGATAAAAAGACAGCGATAAGCGACCGAGTGTTTGCATTGACACAAAAAGACGCTAAAAACCCGCCCAAAGTAGACATTTTGAAGAACCCGCTCGACCAGACTGGCGTCCAAGTTCTTTGTGACTACATTGACCAACTTATTGAAACGACTGCTGGCATACCGAGCAGAGCGGAGAGAAGCGGCGGTGGACACGACACTGGTAAAGCTGTAGTTTATAGAAATGGATTCCGCGACCTCGAAAACAATGCGGGAATGATTATACCGAAAATGGACAAGGCAGAAACCGAGTTCGTTGGTATTTGCATTTCATACTCGCACAACCTAACAAGCGGTAAAGATAAATTGAGTAACTTGACACCGTTTGATATTCGCAATAAGTTCGTGCGTTCGTTGAGCGACGACCCATTGTCGGCAAGCACGGCATATGCAACGTTTAAGAACGCTGGTATGAACGACTTGGATTCGCTTATTGCATCAAACGCTGTTACAGACCCAGCGGAAGTTCACGAAAACAACATTAAGTCGAAAGAAGAAATCGACGAATATTTAGGTAAAAATCAAAATACAAATACATCAAGTACAACACAGGACAATGGCTCGGACGGCGACAAAAACGACGGACAAAACTAATTGGACTTTGCTGGAGGAGAGACAATGAACCTTAAAGATTTTATCAAGCAAAACAGTGACGGAACTTTTGAGTACGATGATGCGGCATTTACTTCCGCCCTCGACAGAGAAAGAACCCAAGCAAGCGACACGGCTCGTAAGAACGCAGAACAAAAACTTCGTGGCGAGATTGAAAAAGAACTCAAAGCAAAACTTGAGGAAGAAGCAAAACTCACGGCAGAAGAAAAGCTGAAAAAGGATATGGAAGCGTTCGCACAACAAAAGAGAGATTTCGACAAGCAGAGAATTACCACTATTTACAAAGACGCTGGCATTTCTGACGCGGAAATCGAATACCTCACGACACTTATAGGCGACGATTCAGACAAGAATATCGAAACCGCACAAAAATTTGCAGAAGCGAGAAAAACCGCAAACGAGGAGTACAAGAAAAAACTCACAGAGGAATTCCAAACCTCTGGAAGCAGACCGAAAGATGGCGGTGGTAATGGCGGAGAAAGTGTCGCAAGCAAGCTGGCGAAAGAATTTTCAACGCAACCGACAGCAGGTGGATATGTCGATTTGAAAGGCGATTCAACTGACGTCAAAATATAAAACAAAAAATACTAATATAGGAGCATACCAATATGGAAATTTACGTTCTCAACAGACCCAATTTTCTCGGAAGTGAAGTAGGTTTGGTTCTCAAGACCATCACCGTTCCTGCGAGTGCAACTGGTGCTGTTACAGAAAATGGCAGAAAGATTGTCAAAGCTGGTTCAATCTTCGCGACTCCGTATGCTGGACTTCTCTTCAACGATGTGGACATCACGGACGGTGATAGAATCGGCAGTCTTATGGTTCGCGGCAGCTATATCGACGCAAAACTCCCCGCAACGGCAGCAGCCAAAGCAGAAGATTTTGCAAAACAAGGTCTCTACGCAATCGTCGAGGGCGCAGTAGTTAGACCCGACTTTGGTACGGTGGAGGTGTAATGTATGGACGTATTGAGTCTCATTAAACCGCAAGAACTCGCGGAATTTACCGAAAGTTATTCTTACAACAGAAATTATATGGGACAAAAACTCTTTACTCCTGTAAAGACCGAAAACCCGAAAATTTCTTACGAGCAACTCGTTGAGGGCGGCGAACTCCCCGTGATGGCGCAAGTACACGCTCTTGACACCGAGGCAAGAATTGGCGAACGCCCGAACTTCCAAAAAGTCGAACTCGAGAAACTTCTCATCAAAGAGAAACTTCCCGTTTCAGAAAGAGTCGCCTACTTCCTCCGCAATGGTGGCAACCAAGACGGAGTTGTGCGTTACATTTTCAACGACGCAGCAAACCTCCTCTCTCGCGTTATCACCAGAACGGAAGTCGCAAATATGGAACTTCTCTCAACTGGTAAAATCACGGTTGAAGAAAACAATGCGAAATACACCGTTGACTACGGCTTCAAGTCGGACAACAAACTCACGTTCTCTGGCTGGGAAAAACCCGCACACGGAATCCTCGCAGACCTCAACACTGTGCAAAAGAAAGCACAAGCAAAAGGCTTCAAAATTGTCAGAGCAATTACTTCTTCGACTGTTATCGGCTATATGCTCGCTAACACCGAAATCAAGTCGTTCTGGAAAGACAAGACCGCTCCGCTTACACAAACTTCATTGCTTTCGTGGATTAACGACTACTACGGCATTGAGTTCGTTGTGAACGACGATGTGTACAAAGTCAACGTCAACGACGCCACGACCAAACGTTTCTTCGACGAAAAGGCAATTTGCTTCCTCTCGACGAAAGGTTCTCTTGGCAGAGGCTTCTTCGGCGTAACGCCCGAGGAAATCCAACTCCGCGACAAAGTTGGTCACAACATCAAAGAATCTTCGCTCTGCACGCTCACTATGTGGGCACAAGACGACCCCGCAATCACTTGGACAAAAGCAACTGGTATGTATTTGCCAGCCCCGATTGCAGTCAACAAGATGTTCATTGCGAACCTCACGACTGAAGCGTAATGATTAGAGTGGTCAAACCAAAAAACGATGTCGTACTCTCCAACGGCATATTCCTCCGACGGGGAGCGGTGCGAACAGTTGACATTTCGGACAACGAGTGGCAACACATCGCTCCCGCAGTTGTCGACTTAACCCCGACTGGCGTAGAAACTCCTGCGCCAGAACGGGTGGAAAAACCGAGCGGCGAGAATGATATACAACACACGCCAAAGAAAGGCAAAAAACAGACTGTAAAAAATGAGTTGGCTTGATAATATTAAAGAAATGACTATAAGGCGCGTTCCAGAACTTGCAGGCGACGATAATGAGTTTTTGCTCGAAGACCTCATTGATGACGCGTTCCAAAGCATTATGCAATATACCAACGCCGACTCATACAACACGGTCTGGGACAAAAAGCTGGTTAGGTGCGTTGCAATGCTCTATAACAACATCGGCACAGAGGGTTCAACCTCCCGCAGTTCGTTGAGCGTTTCTGACTCGTTTGACAACACAGACGTTATTGCGAGCTTCATTGTAGCGAACTTCCCACAATATATAAAACCGACTGGGTATGTTTACCCCGCCGACAGAACCAAGTACCCCGACTAATATGGCAAGAAGATTGGCATTAAAAGACTGTTCCACCATCTACTACGCTTACAGGCTCGGAATCAACTCCAAGAGCCAAGAAGTGTTTGGTGAGGTAAAAAGCGTTAGCGCGTTTGTTGCCGACAAGTCTGGCACTGCTTTTGACAGCCGAATGGGCACTGAAACATCATACGACGTTCAGTTTATAGTGAACGCAGACGAGAACACATCATTAATTGATGAGTACACAAGAGTTTGGCTCAAAATGACTCCAAGAACGAGCGACGACAAGCCAGACTATGAGATTATTTCCTCGCCAGAACGCAGAAACGGACAACTTCAGTTTTCTTGTAGAAGCACGGCGACGAACAAATCAGAATTTTACTACGAACACAACGGTGAAGTTTTAAGATTTATGGCGGTTGACGACCTCGAAAATCTAAAATTCATCGTCCCAATAAATATGTATTTGCCTATTGACTTCGACACAAAACTTTGGTATGATGAACCCGAAGATGTGAACGACACCGAGTTTTTAATGAAGCTTGTAGACAAAGAAGAAGCGAACGGCAACATTGAATACACGGTAGAACTGAAATGAGCAACAAATTTGTCAAAGGCACAACAAAAGTCGTGAAGTCGCTACAAAGACTCGACCAAGACATTGTTGAAGCTGCCGACAACTCGATTCAGCAACTCGGTCAAGAAGCTGTAACGGAAGCACAATTCCAACTAGCACTCGTTGCTAATACTGTTGGGTTCACGCAAAGATATGGACTTAACCTCGTTGATGAGATTGGACTTCGCAAGATACCAAATGGGTACGAGGTAGCCGCGCCAGTAAGGAACACGACAAAAACAGTTTCCGAAAATATGTACTTCGCAGAATATGGGGCAGGTACATATGGGGCAAAAAGAACTTGGCGTTACCCGACAACACCAGCCGACCCGTCACCAATTCGAGAACTTGACAGCCGAAGCCGTGTGAGTGGAAGCAGAATCCCGCCATACAAGTATTTCAGCCCGAAAAAAGGTTGGATTGGCGTAACAAACTGGAGTAAGCCAGCACACTATATGCGTAAAGCAAGAATATTTATCCGAAGAAATTGGAACAAGTATTTTAGCCGAAACATAAATACAGCAATATACAGATACAAGAAATGATAGTATTCGACGAGCAAGAAGTAATAGACTATTTGAAAAGCGTTGTAAAAAATGCGTTCAAAAGCCCCGAATGGCGCACTCTTTTTGGCGGCAAGAATATTAAAATTGTCGACGAGAATTTTGGTGAGCAAACCTCATTCCCCGTTGTCTACGTTGGAGTATCTGATTGCACACAAGCAGATGGCACTTACGATAACTCTGGCGACGAGCAATACACTGACGTCGAATTTGAGGTCGAGTGTTATAACCAAGAAGCGGGCAAAAAAACGAAGCGAGAAATAGGGCTCGCAATCAACAAGCAACTTATGACCGCGCTTAAACAAGCAATGAACCCGCACATAACTATGAACCAACAGTTGGAAAGCCCAGACGAAAGCATTTATAGACGCAGAATCGAGGGCTACACAATTTTTGATAATAAAAACAAAATCTTTTATAGATAAAGGAGATTACAATGGCAGATACTGTTTCTGTAAAATCAACATACGGAACTTACTTGAAAGTAAAAGCGACCGACTACGAAATTCTTTGCCCCATAACAGATTTCCCCGACCTCGGTGGTGAACCCGAAATGTTGCAAACTACGACTCTCGGCGACAAGGCTCACACCTACATTGAGGGTATTCAGTCTATGGACGCTCTTACATTTACGACCAACCTTTACTTTGGCGATAAAACCGCAAAAGGCTCGTTCTTGTATATCAAAGAGAATTACGATTCTACAAGCGATTCTCACGAGTTCGCTATTGACTTCGTAAAAGACCCGACTGGCACAGGCAAGGCTGGCGAAGCAGAGGGCGGCACTGTTCTTCTTCGCGCAAAATGGACTGGTCAGCTTTCAATTTGGGTCAATGGCGGCGGCGTTGACGAGGTTGTTTCTTGCACAATAAGCATTTCGCCCTCGACGCCGATTACCTACGAGAAGCCCGCTGCATAACAAAAACAAATAGAATCTCAAACAACTGTTAGGAGGAATATATGGAAACTTTGAGAAAAAACACTAAACACTGCTCGGTCGGAGAGTACGACTTCGACGTAGCAATCAACAGACAAATCGTCTTGGACGGGTTCAAACAATTCCCCAGCCTTTGGAAAGTTGTTGCACGCAACAGCAAGTATAGCGGGAACGTTGACGCACTTGAAGATATTTCTGCGTTCACAGACCTTTTGGAGGCAAACGACATAATAGAGGAAGTAACTCCGAAATATGTTGCATATGTACTCCCCAAAATGCTTGAACTCGCTGGCGAAAAGATTGACCTTGACGCGTTCTACAAGTACATTGTGGACAATGAGGTCGACGACGAGTTTAATTACGCTATTTTCCAATTCGCAATGCTGGGTTTTACCGCCGACAGAAGCGAAAAGAGAGCGAAAGTCAAGATGAGTCTGAAATAAACGGCGAACCAGAAGATGAGAGCGTGCTTGACGTAGTTGAATTTTTCGACAATATGTTCAAGTGTGCTCTCACCTATGGAATGTCCAGTGCCGAATTTTGGTTCGGTGACCCACAAGACTATTTCGTATATCAGGACGCTTTTGTCGATAAAATCAAGATACAGCACGACGATGACGACATAAAGGCTTGGCTGTTCGGGCAATACAATTTGTTGGCTTACCGACAAGTTATGTCCGAAGTCTGGGGCAAGAAAGGTTCGAGCAAAAAAATCTTCCCCGACAAACCAAATGTCTTGACAAAACAACAAGAAACTGCTAAAACTGAAATAGACAGCCCTCACCCGCTTATGGGCAAGTTTATGCGAATGGCACGGGCTGTGAACAATAAATTTAAGGAATAACGCAATGGCAGACAAAGACAACAAGAACAATGGTATTAAGATAGATATATCATACAAATACGATTCGTCTGGGTTGAAAAGAGCCGTAGCGGACATTGAAAAAGTTGACACGCAAACAGAGCGTGGAATTAGCCAAACAAAAAAGAATATCAAAGCCCTTATTGCAGCGAGTCAGTCAATGGCTCAATACCTTTACAAAGATAATGAAAAGGTCGCAAAGGCATTAGAGCGTCAACAAAAAGCATATGAGGCTATTACAAAGGCACAAAATGCGTACAAGCGCACTCAAAGCCAAATAAAAGTTGCACGACAAAACCTTGCAAGTGTTAGGAACTCAGTTGCATTGACAAAAGCTGGCAACGCAAGGAAAAATGTTCGAGTTGACGGAACTACTGTTTACAGAAAAACAAGAAAAGGCGAAGTTATTGATGAACAAGCGACAAAAAGACTTGTTGCGGCGTCAGAGCGACTCAAAATGGCAAGGCTTGCTCAAAAAGACGTTACATTAAGCCTACAACGCGCGGAAAATTCATACAAAAATTCGCTTCTTGGCACTGCGCAAGCAAATGAAAAGGCGCATCTCCAACAGTTAAACAAAGAACTTGGGCTTACTGCGGAACAACAAGAGCTCATTGCCAAAAGCACAAAAAAGCTTGATTTAGACAAACTTCCTAACAAACTTAAGTCAATTAGCGACAGAATAAAACAAATAGACTTGTTTAGACTCGTTTCTCAAGTTTATATTCTTTCTCGTGTTTGGAATCAGGTTTTGAGATTTACAGAAGCATCTTCGAGTTGGGTTGAAAACTTAAACTTATTGGAAGTAGTTTTCGCAGATACTGCTGATGAAGCAAAAGATTTCGTAAAGACTGCTTCAAACAATTTTGGACTTGACGCAAACGCTCTCGCGCAATATGTTTCCACATTTAAGCAGATGGCTAACGCTATGGGACAGGCTTCTGAAACTGGAACGCAAATGGCTCAGGCGTTGACCTACTTGGCACTGGATATTTCCTCGTTGCGCAACGTAGATATGAAGACAGCGGCAAGCGACTTGGCAAGCGGTATTGCTGGTCAAGTTAAGCCAGTGCGAAAATACGGCTTTGATATCACTGAAAGCAGTGTTGATGCGCTTCTTAAAGAAATAGGTGGCGGTTCAAGTTCGAGCCTAACACAAGCGAACAAACAACTTGCTCGTACAATATTGCTCATTCGCCAGTCAAAAGACGCTTGGGGCGATATGGCAAAAACAATAAACACATTCGCAAACCAACAACGTGTTATGAACGACCAGTGGGAAACCACAAAGCGTTTGGTTGGCACTTTGCTTATTGGCACATTCAAACTCACAGATAGTTTTGAGGAAGCAAGTAAAACTGCTGGAATTGCACAAAAAGCTATTTGGTATATCAATGGTGCTTTGCTTGCACTAAATGATATTCTTGGTGCGATAATTCCTCAAGCAGAAGAACTAAATGGCGGTATTGCAACTGGCGTTGATGACGCGGTGGACGATTACGATAAACTTACAAGCGCAGTAAATGGTTCTCTTGCAAGTTTTGATAAGTTCAACACATTATCTGGTGGTTCTGGTGGTTTGGACTTGACTGGTGGGCTATCTCAACTTTTCGATAAAGAATATAAAGAATATATAGAAAAATTTGAAGAAAGTATGAAGTCAATCAATATGTATTCGCGCAAGATAGCGGACAACATATTGAAGATATTGTACCCCAAATATGGCACTTGGCTTCAAGAAAATGAAAACGGGACATTCGCCGAGTGGGCAAAAGAAACAAAAACTCTTACGGGTGAAGTCGACGCTTTCAAGAACGGTTTGTTTGGCGTATTAGAGTTGGTTCTTGCGCTAAAAAGTCCTATTCTTGCTTTGGCTGGAATTGTTGCCAAAACAATTATTGAAGACCCAGAGGCTTTCTATCAGTTTACAGACTTCTTAGGGAAAACTGTTACGGCACTTGGCAAAATAGTAGAATTTTTAAGCGACACAAAATTGCTTATCCCCGCAATAGTAACATATATGAGCGTTATGTCTGGTTTCAAGATTGCGAACTTTATTCTTGAACACGAAAAATTGCTCGGTGTGTTTACAAAATTGGGTTCTGTAATAAGCAACAAACTTAACCCCGCGATGAATACGCTTATTCAAGGCGAAACAACAAAGGGAATACCTCGAATCAAACAAATGGCAAGCGAGATAAATGGCACTACGTTTGCTCTAAGTGCTTGCACTCTTGCTCTTGGTACTTTGCTTGGAATGGCTATACTCGACCAATTTGAGGGCAAGACCAAAAAAATTGTTTCCGCAGTATTTCTTGCCGTTGGCGCATTTACGGCTTTGGCTGCTGCTGTACTTGCTTATCAAGGGGCACTCACTGCTGGCACAGCAGTTCCTATTATTACTGCGGCAGTTGGCGTTGGAATCGCTGGCATTAAAGGGCTTATAGATTCTGCAAAAGAACACGCAGATGGTGGATTCCAAACTGGTGGCTTGTTCTATGCTGGTGAAAAAGGCGCAGAGTGGGTTGGTAGACAAGGAAGCACGAGCACGATTGTGAACGACACTCAAATGAGCGACATTATGCGTGAAAGCGTGGCACAAGGCGTTAAGAGCGGTATGGCTTCGGCTTATGGTGACATTTCGAGGGCTGGAAGTGGCTCTGGCGAAGCGGCGGTTTACTTGGACGGCAACAAGGTTGGTCGCTATGTGGCGGCAAGTGCTGGATTCCGCGGTGAGGCGAACAGGCGCAACACTGGATTGAACTGGAGGTAATATGGGAGCGACAGTAGACACCAAAAATGCAATAAACGTAAAAACAAGCAACCCCGTCAATAAGAACGATGGGGCTGACGTAATATATATAACAGCGGCTGGGTACAGGCGTTACCCGTTTAAGTGTGCTACACCAGACAGCGACTTGGGGTGGGACGAACCTATTTGGGGTTCTGACCTCACCAGAAGCACTGACTTTGTGCTGACCAACATTCTTGACGTGGACTACGGACTTGTGGCTCGTGTCGAAATCTCATACGCATATATGAACATCGCCGATTACAAGGTGTTGTGCAAAATCTCGAAAGAACGCGTTTGCTATGTAACGTACTTCAACCGCGAAACTGCGACTTGGGTAATAGACCAAGAATTTGCTTTTACAAGCCAATCGCTGAAACAACTTTATGCGTTCGGTTCGTCATACTTTGGTGCGCTTGACATTTCCATAGCACTCGTTGCCACAAACCGAGATAGAACGGAAAACAATATTGGGAAGCTGTTTACTGTAGAGTGGAAACTTGATAGCGGGACTACTGGTTCTATTATGGATTTAGCTCAACGCGATGAAAATGGCAACCCAATAAAAGACGAGAACGGGAACATAAAATATAACAACCCAAAACAAATCGAGTGGGGCGGGGCTTGTTCTATGCCAACCAATAACGGCTTTTCAAAAAGCGGAAAAACATTTGATGGTTGGTACTTATCTACAAACACGAGTTCATACTATTGCGAAAAACAAGCTGTAACAGTTTGGGGCGATATGACGTTCTATCCGAGGTGGAAATAATGGCTAAACTCGAACTCCAAATAGGCGACAAGACCTATGACAAAGCGTGGATTGACGACATTTCAAGCACTTCGCAAATTTCGACCGACCCAGCTAGCATAAACTACGGGGTTATTCCAAGCACTGGCAATGCGAAACTCCGCGACCTCGGCGGCGCGATTATGGCTGACATTGAGGCTGGCGTTCTGCCCGCTTCAAACGCGCAAACCAAAATTCGCATAAACGACAACCAAATTCAAGAACACACCACGAGCGACAGCGACTACGACGTTATAAACCGCGAACTCAACCTCGATTTCAGCGACAGGCTTTCGTTGCTCGACAAAGTGACGTATGGCGGTATGCCACTTCGCGACTATTCGATGTCAGCTTACGAGATGTTTGACGATGTTATCGGCTCGTATGGCGGGTATGTGAAAGAGATTCCTAGAAACTGGGATATTTATTATTCGTCTGGCAAAATCACTTTTGACTCGTCAACAAAGATGAAAGCAGAGATTCCGTACTTAAACGGTCACATCGAAAAAATAGGTACGAGCATAAAACTAAAAAAAGGAGTTGCTCACAAGATTTCTTTTTCGATAAAGACGTCTAGTTTCTCGCTTACGGCAGGCACTACTGGGTTGCAAGCTATAATTACAGAAACGTACCCGACTGCGGCTAACCTTGATAAAACAGCAATCGCTTCAGCTAATATTACGTCAGATACAACAAATATGGCGACGTTGGAATTTACACCGATAACAGACGTGGTGTATTTTGTTTTAATGCTTAATAACGCAGCTATTTCGCAAACTTTCACAATTACTATTAGCACGTTTGTCCTTGATGGGCGTTCTAACAAAGATTTGCTGAATAGTCCGCATAGCAGAAACCCGTATGTGTATGGTTCTACATTAGCGGCTGGGAGTGAATCTTTATACGATTATTTGGATAGCGTTTTAATAAGCTACCCATACCTTGAATCGGCTTCTTACCGCGAAACAATCGAGAAGTTTTGCACGCTTGCGCAAATGACATTATCGCTAGACGAGAAAGGAGATATTAGGTTCAAAAGCGCAAGACCGCAAATTTTCAGTTCTAACGAAAGAACCAACACTCCTATAATAGACGCGAACCACAAGATTTCCAACTTTAACAAGACGCTTTTCTTAAAAAACAAGGTTGATGGCGTTGAAGTCGGATATGTAATACCAATAAAAGAAAAGCAAGCCGACCAAGATGTGTATAGTTATGAGGCAACTGTTGTATCAATGTCTAGCAACATAGGCACAGAAGAACAAGGCGGTTTGACAAATGCAGGCAATACTATTCGTTTTGTAGAGGGATACTCCTTTAATGTTCCCAAAAAAATAAACAATAACTTGACAAATATTAAAAATATAACAGGAATCAGAGTAATTAGCACAGGTTTGTACGAAAGAGGAACTGTCGATAGTTCTCTAAATAAAACAGTTACAGATAGTGAAGCAGGTTACGAGTGGACAATGCCACTACAAGAGCCGACAGATTATAACAACAATGCTACAACTCCTATATCTATGAGCGGAGATGCTATAATAAACGTTGAAAGTTACCAAGATAAAACATTGACGGAATTTTGGAAAGTGACTATAATTAACGCCGCAATAGACCAAAAATATTGGTTTTATGACAATGCGAAAGGCAGTGGCGAATTGCATTATTATACTGCATCGACTGTCAATTTTATTGTTAAGGCAAGTGTTGAAAACATAAAATTTAATGAAACCACAACAAGTACAGATGCTATAGAGAGCGCAATAAACCCAATAAAAATAGCTCAAAATGAGTTAATGCAGTATTCAGACAACGCGACTTCAATTAGAAAAAATATTTTATCAGATTATGAGGACGGCGTGCAAACAGGAACGCAAGAGCTTTTCTGCGGGATTGGCGACTGGGAACACGGCGAGATTATGCAACCATATGATGTGGTAAGAATAGAGGGCGAAGACGGGTATTGGCGCGTGACTGGGCGCACATTCAAATACGCAGGCGCGCCGACACTTTCACTCGAACTGCAAAAACTACACGAAAAAGAGTGGCACGACATAGACATTGGGGACGGAATCACTACTGGGACGATTAGCACAGGCACGTTTACTACGAACGGTGAGAAGACGGGAAGCATAAAGTTACCGAGCGGATATGACTATTATTCTGGCAATTCAGCATATATTGTAAGTGTAGTATTCAATATAAATGGCGAAGATTACACCGAAACGCGAGCTTCGATGGGAACGGCTAGCTTTAGCAAATATAATGGTCTTGGCATACACACTGTTCATTGCACTATAACAGCGAATTGGGTAAACGGCATTTTGAATTATGTCGCAGAAGAAAAATATAATAAGCGAGCTGGTTATGAGCGCAGAAGCTACGTAAAGTCCATAACGGTCACCAGACTAGCACAATTTTACTAAAACTATTGACAGTTTGCTAATAGTGGTATATTCTAGAAACGAGGCAATGGTATGTACGATTTAACGATAACGAAAGGCGATGAAACAAGATTGAACTGGGCATCCAACACAACTGGGAGCGTGGTTCTATTTGTTTGTAACGGGCTTGGGATTGCGCGGGCGTTTAGCTATGACAACTTGCTCGTTTTTAGCCAATATGAAACTGGGAATTTGACGGCTGGCGAGTATGAGTTCGACATAACCGTTGATGGCAAGAAAGCGTACCACGGCAAAATGCTGGTACAAGAAAAGGAAGAAGCGTAATATGGCAGACGAAATACAAGTTAGTTCAAAAGGAAGTCCGAGGTTTGACGGCAGAACGCTGAAATGGTTTAGCGGCAACACGTTCCCGTATGCTCTCGAAATTGAGCTTATTGATGGCGAAACAGGCGAACCAATCGTGCTCGGCGAAGATGATTATATAGTTGTCAGATTTTACGACCGAAGAAACAACCTAGTTCACGAGTTTGAGTTCAAGAACTTGACGATGTACGAGGTTGGCGGCAAGAAGTACGTTGAAGTTGTAATGAATTTCACGGACGAAGTTAGTGCGAAGTTTGCGGTTGGCAAGTACAATTATTGCACGACATACTACGGGACTTACGTGACGACAATATGGGACAACGCAGACGCGGAGGTTGAACAATGCCACTGACAGCTGACATCGACGGCGTGAGAGCCAAAATAACGGCTAGTGTGTCCTCGGTTGAAGCGACAGTCGAGGCGCAAGCCAACAGCGTAAAGGCGGGCATTTCAGGGCGTCTAATACCGACTGCGCAGTTCGTTCCGCTTCGGCTTGGCAGTTTTGACGAAAGCGACGGCTTCACAAAGAACGGAATGCTGTACGTGGACGACGGCAAAAAGGGCTACAGGCTCGGACTTGACACGCTCAAAAAAATGAACACAAAAATTGCATATGCCGACGACTTGGCTAATGTTGATATGACGAAGCTGGTCAAAGGCGACTATATATGCTTACAAAAATAGGAGTAAACCCAAATGGCAGACATAACGATTAAAGATAAGAAACGTACACAATTCTTGGTAGTAAACGACGACGAAAGCATAACCCAAGTTTTGTTGGAAAACAAGGCTAACAACGTACTTATAGACGACACGGCTGACAATTTCGTCTCGGACGATGTGGAGGGCGCGCTTGCTGAACTCGCAGGTCGCGTAGCGAGTGCTGGTAAGGTCGATGACGTGCGCAATAACGCAAGTGACGCAAGTACGAGCATAGTCACGAACAAGATTGCGGACTTGTCGAAAGCGGTCGTGAAAGAGGCAGGTCAGGTCGGGCATACGCTTACAATCGAGAATGGTAGTCATAGTGTTGACTTTAATGGTGGCACTAATACGGCGGTTTCTTTGAACTCGGGTTATTTTGCTTCTACTACCGATACTGCGTCTGGGACGAATAAACTTGTCTTAACGTTGGCAGACAGTGGTGTGACTGCTGGTACGTATCAAGGCTTGACAGTTGATGAGAAAGGTCGTGTCACTGCGGCAGAAGATAAGGGCTATGCAGTAAAATCAAATGTTGATACCGAACTTGCCAAGAAACTTGATAAATCGGGCGGCTCTGTAACTGGCAACCTCACGGTTGGCGGCAACCTCACTGTCAACGGCACTACTACTTCTATCGACAGTACAACGCTCAAAGTGTCGGACAAACTGATTGAAGTTGCGAAAGACAATACGGTTAAACTCACAACCCCAGCTGGTATTGTAGTCCCGAGGTATGACGGCACAAACTATGGCGCACTAGTTATAGACGGTGACGGCAATGCACAAGTTGGCGATGTTAAACTCGACGCGAGCGGAAACATTAATGTCACGAATAGCGATTTGCAGACTTTGGCGACACGCGATGGGTTGACGGACGGCAACCTCGTTAAGTGGGACGACACCAAAAAGACACTTGTTCCCGATACAACAGTTGCCTCGAACGCAAGCTCGGCACTTTCAAAAGCGAACGCAAATGCGACCGAGATTTCGACAATCAAGACAACATATCAAACCAAAACCGACAACACTCTTGGAACAACTTCAAAGACGGTCGTTGGCGCAATCAACGAAGTAAAAGGCACTGCCGATAGTGCGCTCTCGAAAGCAAATGCAAACGCTACCGAGATTTCAAACCTCAAAAACGGAACGACAAAAGCCAAAAAAGCTGAAACCGCTGACAAGGTTGAAAACAAACTTACAGTCGGTAACGGTACTACTTCCGTTCAGTTCGACGGTAGTGCAGCGAAAAATGTAACGCTTGGCACTTCAGATTTTTCAGTAAGCGAAAATTCGGGTACTCTCTCGGTAGGTCTTTCTAATACAGGTGTCACGGCAGGTACATATACAGCTCTTGAAGTCAATGCGAAAGGACGTGTGACAGCTGGTGGTCGCGCGATTGCTTTTATAGGTAAAGACGACCCGATTCCGAGCGACGTAATGGTAAACGGACTTATATTCAGAGCTAAAGCATAAAATTGGAGGTAAGCAGTGGCTACTTCACAAGAATATACAATAAGCCGAAAGGTTAGCGACACGGAAGAAGAGATAATTCAGATTCCGTATGACGCATTAGCGAACAAGCCCGATTTGAGCGTGTACCAAACCAAGAACGACGCTAGCTTGGCAACGACCGATAAAACGGTTGTGGGCGCGATAAACGAGGTCAATTCGACGGCTGGTACGAACAAAACAGATATTACTAACATCAAAAATGGAACTTCACACGTTGGGGTTGCAAAAAAAGTTGAATGGGTTTTCCATTTGTCGAAGTGGGACGGGAAATTCACAGGCACAAAGGATTATGATGGTTCAAAGGCAATGCGTTTGGGGTTCAACACGGCAAGCTACTTTGAACTCGGCGAAAACGCATCTGGTCTAGTGAATGGATATGTTGTTGAACTAAAAGATACTGGCGTAACAGCAGGCACGTACAATAATGTGACAGTTGATAGCAAAGGACGTGTAACCGCTGGAGAAAGTAAAGACTATGCACTAAAAATAGATATTCCAGCGAAAGTAACTTCTGTCGACGGGTTAGGCGGCGGTACTATTAGTGGTAACGTAAGCACGACTGGCAACTTGACAGTTGGCGGGAATCTCACCGTTAACGGCACAACAACGACCGTCGATTCGACTACGCTTCAGGTCAAAGACAAACTTATTGAGGTCGCTCACGGAAACACTACTGCGCTGACCACTCCTGCGGGCTTGGTTGCGCCAAAATACGACGGCACGAATTCGGGTGCACTTGTGTTTGATTCGACTGGAACGGCTTATGTAGGCGATGTCACGCTCAAAGACGGGAACATAGACGTGGCGAATAGCAGCGGATTGCAACCTATTGCGACTCGTACTGGACTCGTTGGTGGAAACTTGGTTCAATACGATTCGACCGCGCAAACGCTCAAAGATTCGGGAAAGAAGATAAGCGACTTGGCATTGACTTCACAACTTCCTACGGTCAACAACGGCACGCTAACTATTCAAAAGAACGGCACGAAGGTAGCAACTTTCGGGGCAAACCAAAGCACGAATACGACTGCGAATATAACAGTACCAATCAAAGTGTCCGAACTCACGAACGACAGTGGTTACACGACGAACAAAGGTACAGTGACCTCGGTTTCCGTAAAGATGAACAATGTTACGAAGGGGACAGTCACAAGTTCTGGAACGATTGATTTGGGAACTGTTATAACTGCTCATCAGGATATCAGCGGAAAACTCGATAAAACGACTTATGAGGTCAACAAAACTATTGACTTCGGTTCTTCTGGCGTATTATATGTAGGCAAGTTCAAGGTTTATGACACGAATGTGACCTGTGAAGTGACAAGTACAACAAACGTGACATATAGTGGTAAACTTGTTATTGCGACACAAAACTATGCCATAGCGCAGATGACAGTGTATGGCGATGCGGCTAACACAGTTGCGCCAAACTTCTTTGTAAAACCAAGCACAACAAGTAACCCGTATATAGAGGTTTATTTCAAGCCATCGAGTTGGAGCAAGAACGTAGTACACATATATGGTTCCAATATTCAAGCAGAACCTACTGATGTTTGTACGAATGTCCCCTCTGTTCCATCTACGGCAACATTAAAACCGAAAAATGCTCTTCCTACCTATTCGCTTTCTGGCACGACATTGACAATAACTTTGTGAGGTGAATTATGGCGTTAAAAATAGGAACGGTTGAACCTACTGAAATCAAAGTTATAAAAAATGGCACAACTACCGACTCAACTGTTTATGAATATGCAACAACTGGGACAGATTTGAAAGAAGCAACAAGAAGCGGTGTTTCGTCTTATACATCTACACAGCTTAACGGTTGGGTTGGATTGCAAAATGATACTTGGAGTGGAATCACAAACGCAAGCTCTCTTGTTGCGGATAGATACTATTACATACGAGTGTATGTATCTGATACTGGTAAATATGGTAAGTTTTGTGTTAGATTTAAGTCATACAGCGGACAAACAATCACAGTCGACGATATGGGGTGGGGATATGACGGAGAGGTTATATATTCAACACCTGTCTGGGGTAAGCCATATTCTTTTATCGCTAATGGTTCAAATTGTACGATTACGACATCAAGAAATTTATCTCCGAATGAACACGCCAGCACAAGTGATGCTTTAACAACTGGCTCAAAGATTTATTACGGTGATGTAATTCATATTGCTGTTCTTCCAACTACTTCCCAATACCAACTCACAAGTGTTAAAATAAATGGTGTTGAACAGACATTAACAAGTGGGACTTTTGAAACAACTCTGACTGTCACTGGAAGCATAAATATAAATGCGGTCGCGGGGAAGGCTTCAAAAACTTGGCAAACGAAATTTTCTGGTTCAAAATCCACAACATTTAGTTATACTCTTGAAAACAACCCAATGACACAGGAGTTCCCCACAAGCGATTGGGATTACACAAATATACCATTGTCGAATTATAACGTTACATTAAGTGCCACTGAAAATCCTATACGAATAACTGGCACACTAAAAGTCACAACAAAGAGTGGTAGCACCTCAAATTCTGCAACGACCACACTAACAGCAAACGAGCTAACGACAAGCTGGGAGCGAAAAACTAATAACGTGTCTATAACGGTAAAGGTTGGAAGTAACAATTATTCTGCAAATTCTTCGGCGTGGTTGAGGGCAGAAACGTCAAATCTCGGTTTGAGAATAGACGTTAATAAAGCTAGAAACTTATCTACTGCGACTGGTACTGTCGAATTAACAGTGACAAAAGTCGAACAGTATTTGATTGGTGGGACGGCTACAAAATTATCAAAACCAATTATTGATTATGTAAGCCGCACTTCTGGCTATGAATTAGAGTTTAGGTTGCAAAACACAAATGATGTTGCAGTTACGGCTAATATTAAATTAACAGACGCATACGATACTGTAGATGGTGCTAACACCGCCACTGTTGCTGCAAATAGTTATCAACGGTCAGGTGTAAGTCTTTCAAGCTCGGGGGATTATGAGGCAGGTTGGAAGCTAGAAGTGTACTACACTGCAAGCGGCTACAACCAAAGTGATACTACAACGTATATAGGAGAAGCGATGTGAATATAGAACACATATTAAAGAAATATCCACAATGGATTAAGGCAATATATAAGACAGGCTCGTCTGTGCTTCCGTGGATTGACAAGTCTAATGATATTGATTATGTAATATTTGTAAGTTCGCTCGATGATAGCCGTTTATATCAATTTTACGAGGAGCGACCGAAAGGAGAATGTTGGCTTGTTGTTATCGATAGCACTATTAGAAATCCTAGATTGTACTCTTATGAACGCCCGTTTGAGCAATTGCTATGTGGAGAAGAAATGCCGACTGAAAGATATGACATATTCGAGAACGAGAAAGAATATAAAGCGTGTGTTATACAACGAGCATTAGGCAGACCATACGATAACACCTATAAGTGTTGGTATCACACGCTTACTGCAATCTACTTATTTGACAACGGCGGTTACTTTTTGACAGAAGAGCAAAAGACAAACGTTGTCTTATGTAAAAACAAACAGATGACCGTTGAGTTGCATAATTTTATCCAAACTCGTTTGAAAGAATGGCAGGAGGAACTATGTCAATAGACTTTATAACACTAGCAGAACAAAATTTGCTTACGTTTGATGATGAACACGAACACTATTATGTTAAGCCAATAGATAGACACAATTTTATCACGTTCCCGCTTGAGGATTTGGGCGAAACTGTAATGGTTACTATTGATGAATATCTTGGTTTGCGAGCAAACTACTATCAATTCACAGAAGATTTGAAAGGGATAGAGTTGTATGAGCCTCCAACCAACATTGAAATTGCCGATGAAACTTTTTTTGAACAAAATTGACATAAAGTATTGACATTCTCGGATAAAGGGTATATTATGCGAGATGAGTAGGTAGGAACAATGGTTGAGATGACAAATTTTGACGAAATCGAGAAAGAACAAGAGCAAAAGACCGAAAGCGAAAAATCGTTGACGTCGCAAACTGCTAAAGTTCCAGAAGTCGCAACCGAAAAGCGAACGGCTGAATCCGTCATCGAAGCACAACGCCAAATCAACTACGAGAAGATTTCCGAAAACAAGGACTTCCAAGAACGCTCGGCAGTAATCGATACTCGTGCTGTCGGCGCAAAACTTGACAAGGCTGACAACGAAACCTACCAACAAGAACTCGAAAACCAGTACGCTCGATACGAACTCGACAAAAAGAAAGAGGCTCTTGACTACCGAATGAAACTCGAACGCAAGACGACCAAAGAAAAGGTCAAAGCGGACGTGGCAGAGGTCAAGAGAGCGATTGCGCTTCAACGCTACGGCTACCTTTACAAGCCCACGAAAAAAGAAGTGTTGGACGCGGACGGTAACACTGTCAAAGACGAGAACGGTAATGTGGTGTACCAAGAGATACCCGCAAAAGACTTCACGCCCAGCAAATTCATAAACTGGACGAAAGAGTTTGCGAACTGGTACGGGAACTTGTCAAAATCAATGCAAAACGTAATAAAAACCACACTCAAAATTCTGTTTTTCGGTGGAATTGCGGCACTGCTCGTTTGGGGTGCTGTCACTGGAATCAAATGGCTCATCGACAGCGGAATCTTGGTTAGAACGGTTTGAAAATCATTTAACAGTAGGTAAATCGCGACCTTAACGGCGACAGTTAAAGTAGGAGTGTCCCTGCCTTACAAGTGGGAAAGTTAAAGGAGAACCAATGGAACTTATCAACATTGAACAACTTATGAGAGACAAACTCGATGAGTGCAATGCGTGGCTCGGTGGAAAGGACGAGGCTGTGTCCCGTCTTGACGAGGCTGAAAAAGCATATGAAAGCGCAAGATTGGCGTATGAACAAGCCAAGAATGACGTTGCAGACTATAATGACGAGAACATTGCAGAGGTTGAAAAATACAAGAGCGACCTCGAACATAGACTCGGAATTGTGGTTGAGCAACCCGAAGTCGTAGACGTTGTTGACGAGGCTGTCGCCGAACCCGTTGCGCAAGAAGAAACACCTATCGTGGGAATCATCGGATAACGTGAAAAAAATCGTGCTCCCGTCGCGCAGCAGGCTGGCAGATGACTGGGGTTACGTAAAAAGCATAGTCTTGGTGCTAACATATGGCATAGTTGAGGAATTGCTGGAGGAGGCTATTGCTTGGAGCATAACGGCGTTGGCGGCTAAAGCCCTATCGTTCGCAGTGACGGTTGCTTTGACTGGAATTGTGAAAGTGAGTGCCAAAAACTCGGTAAAGGGTTTGGTGATACTCATAAAGCCAGTCGTAAAGAAGATAACTTACAGGCAGGGTAACGACAAAACCACAAAATTAGTATCTTTTTTTAGGAGCATATTTGGAATGGATAACAAAGAAAACAAGAAAGTTGGCGCAAAAAACTTCTTCATAAATCTTTTCGCATATCTGAAACGCAACGTAAAGACAAACACCGCAACAATCACGAACCTTATCAGTTCTCTTGGTGCTGGCGCATTGACATCTGGCGGTTTTATTGTTGGTAACGTCCAAATTCCGCAGTGGTCAGTTTACGTTATTGGCGTTATTGTGTCTGTGGTTATGTTTGTTATTACACAACTCGGTGTAAATGGCAAAGGGCTTGAAACACAAGAACAGTACGACGCCCGCAAAGAGAGCGAGGCTGTTGAAAAGTCAATAAAGAAAGCCGACAAAGAGCGTGCAAAAGCAGAGAAAGCAGAAAAAGAAGCTATTAAGAAGCAAATAGAGGCTGACGAACAAGCCGAAGAAGACGCAAAAAAAGCGATTCTAGAAGCCGAAAAAGCTGCCGAAGCGAAGAAACAAGAAGCAGAGCGGAATGCCAAAATCGCGCAACTCAAAGCCGATTACCAAGCGGCTGTTGCCCGAGGCGAATTCACTGGAACGCTTGTTGATTACTTGGAGCGCAAATAATAACGCCGAACCCCGACTTCAATGGTTGGGGTTTTTTATAGGCAAAAGAGGTCATAAAATGTATAGAAAAGCTCTCAAAACTTGTATCATTATATGCTGGTGTTTGCTACTTATATGTATGGTGTTCAAGCTGTGTGGAAGCAATGTATGCGAAATCGCTGTTAGCAATGAGCGGTTCATTAGCGTATGCAACTGGCTCGACGGTGATGGAATTTGGTGTAACTATGTGCTTTCTGCCGTTATGTCAACCACAAGCACTGCTTTTTTAATGTTGGCTGCTGGGCACGACCACAAACCTACTTGGAAGCACTTGCTCTTGATTGGTTGCACTATTATACCAATTTGGGTGGTCAAAATATTCTCGTCGATTGCTGGATTCGTGTTAGATTGCGTGTCAATAATTGTTGTCCCAGCCATTATAAGCAAAAAGTGGTGGACTGGTTTTGTTGGGCTTGCATTAAATGTTGCATTCCAAGCAATATCTATGTTTATCAGAGGCATTGATTTTGTGCACACTTTTGATGATAACACTATATTATCTCTTATCTTTTCAATAGATTATTATATTATGATTGCACTATACTTCTTGTATATGGCGTCAATAAAAACTAAAAAGGAGGACGAAAGCAATGGGACGTTGGGGAACGCTCTGGATGTCTGAAACTGTAACACAGCTCGAAGATTTCAAGAAAACACTCAAGAACAAAGATGAAATTGCAAAAATCGACGAGATAATTGCAAACATCAAGAAGAACGAAGCACAAGATGAGCAATAACTTGCTGCCTAAAAAATTGCGCATTAAATTCTTTGCGTACAAGTACGGACTATACGCCTTTATATTTTTGTTGATAATTGCGTTCGCGTTTTTACTCGGCAAGCATATAGAGGCGGTATTCCTATTTGTTGCGTTTGTGTTTCTGCGCTACAAATTTCCGAAAACATTTCACCACCGCAGTACTTACTGGTGCGTGTTTTGGTCTGTTTTGTCGTTTTGGTTGTGCATAGTTGCGGTTCTTCCACTGAAATACAGCGTACTATCTGGTGCAGTTGTCGAGATGGTTTTATGCTTGATATTGTACAAAATCCAAGATTATGTTGACATTAAGGCTGAAAATCAAGAATTGAAGACTCCAAGATTCTCGCTATACACGTGTTCTCACGATGAGTTTACAGCGTTTTGCCTTAAAAACAATGTTCGCAACGACCGCGTTGAGTATGTGTGGGACTTGATTCGAGGCTCTTGCAACAACAACGAGTTAGCGGACAAATATTTCGTCGAACCTCAAACTATTAAGCAAGATAGGTGGCGTTACAAGAAAAAGTTTTCCAACGTACTTGACAAAACAACGACGGAGTAGTATATTATAATTACACTTTTCGTTTCACTCTCCGAGAGAGCCGACCGTTTTCCCGAACTTTTGGTCGGTTTTCTCATTTTCTATTGACTTTTGCGCCGCTATGTGCTACTATATAAGTACAATATTTATATGTGTTCTCTGCGGGGGACAGCGGGTTGCAAACCGTTTACTTTGTCTGCTCACTCCACAAAGTATTACCTCGCAAAGTGAGAACAAAAGGACGTGAACTATGATTATGAGGGCGAAAAGAAGTTTGCCTTTTACCCAAATTGCGAACAAAACAATTTACGACAAGTCAATCTCATTAAAAGCAAGAATGTTACTAATACTAATGTTGACGAAGCCAAACGACTGGTGTTTTTCGTTTAGTTGGTTCATAAAAGAAAGCGGAATGAGCGAGGACACTGTTAGAAAATCGCTAAAAGAGCTTATCGAGCATAAATATGTTTATCAAGAAAAAGTCACTTCTAAAACAACAGGGCGTTTTATTGGGTGGGCATATACGGTTTGTGAGTGCAATGACGAAAACGACTGGTCTGATACTATATAATATACTCTATATAACTACTAATACTGTCTTTATAGAATAATAATGATAATAAATGCCCGAAAAAAACCGACATCGGTAAAATTACCACATCGGACAATATATAGGAGGAACAAAAATGGAAAACGGAAAATTTGTAATAATCTATGATTCAATGCTTACAAATGAGAAGTGGGTTAATCTGCCGACAACATCGAAACTGCTTTATGTGTTTATAAAAGCGGAATGGGTTGGCGGAGATACCGTAGAGCCAAAATGGGTAGAGCTTGTGAGTGACCTTGTTGGCTATTGTGTGCGTTTTAGTTATGGAGTTATAAAAGAGAAATATTTTGGTAAGCGAGATTATGGCATAGACCGCTTTAATTGCGACCTGACTGCGCTTGTAAATGGTGGTTTTATAGAGTTTGTTGAGACGGAAAACAATGATAATGGTACTACCTATATTGTGTTGTTAAGCCCAAAGTGGCATACGAATAAGTCTTTGATATCAGAGCCATACATAGACGGAATTGCAGCAAGCGAATGGAGAAAAAGCGAAACCAACCAGATAATGTTAAAACTTGCAAAGAAAATCCAACACGACAAATGCACTTGTGGTGAACCTCTTGGAGATGATTTTCGCGCATTGAGGCAAGCGAATACGACTTTTGGAAGCAAAAAGGTAATGTATGAACTGCTTTGCCCAAAATGCTACGAAAAAAGAAAAGTGAATGGCAGAATTAGACCAACGCAAGAATTATAAAACCGCTTGACAACCACTGCACTATGTGCTAATATGTATGTACAATGTACTACGCACTATATGTAACGTAGCCAAAAAGGTGCTGACCGAAGCGCGAACGGGAAGCACGCGAGATTCTGGGTAAACCCAGCGGGACGGAGGCTCTCGTGAAAGTGGACTGCGCAACCACGCCTCTATTACGGGCGATTAGTTCAAAGGTAGAACGCTCGACTGTTAATCGACATATGTTGGTTCGATTCCAGCATTGCCCGCCAACCTATTCGTCTAAACGGTTTGACCATAGGCGAGACGGTCAAAAAGTCTCACCGAGTGGCGGCTGGGGAGGATAACACGAGACGACGTGAAAAAGCCCCTTTAAGCCCCAGCATAAACAACAAAGCTATTGTGACTCTTGAGCCACAGGCATAGACCTCCCAAATGAAAAACCCGAGAGAACCGTCAGTTTTGGCGGTTTTTTCGGTTGTTGTAGACGACGTGTAGATTGAACTACGCGTTTTTTTATTTTACGCTCAAGTTGAACAAAAACAAAAGGCGGTGAGCCAATGGACATTTACGAAGAACTTGGGATAATTCAAGTTGAGCCGTTCGACACGTTCAATGGCGACTTGGAAGAACTGGTAATGTATTATGGGCGAGTGTTGCAGATTCTCGACAACAACGAGGCAATGCAAGAACTCCTCGAATATTGCGTTCAGTATTATAATTCACGAAGCTATTTGCGGTTTTTAAGCCAAATTCGCAAGTTAAAGGAGAAGTACAATGTATAATAACTACACAAACCCCTATTACACGGGATACAACGGGGCAAATTTCAACGCTAACCCATACGGTAGTCCAAGCGTTCAATTCAACCCTAACTACGCTCAAAACGGCTCACAGGGCTTCGGGCAACAGCAGGTACAGCAGCAACAACAGCAACAAGCCATCGAATACGTCAACGGGTTGGAGGGCGCAAAGGGCTATTTAATGCTCGCAAACTCGACCAAACTGCTTATGGACAGCGACGGCAACTACTTCTACATCAAGTCGGCGAACCAAAACGGGCAAGCCAACATACGAATCTTTAAGTACCAAGAAGTGACGCAAGAAAGCCAACCCAAACTTGAACCAAAAGTCGAATATGCGACGCTCAAAGATTTGGAAGAACTCAAAAAGCAAATCGAGGACTTAAAGCTCATAAAACCAGTCGTTAAGAGAGGTGAATAACTATGATGAGAATGAACCCAATGCAACTTATTAACGCTTTTAGGAACGCAAAGAACCCACAAGCACTTTTACAGCAAGTAATGCAAAACAACCCACAACTGCAACAAATGATGACGCAACTACAAAACAGCGGTGGCGGTTCGATGACGCCTGAACAAATGGCGCGTCAACTTGCAAAACAAAACGGCATAAGTGACGAACAACTTATGCAGATGTATAACCAGTTTAATCGAAAGTGATATTATCCGTGGTGACGTCGACTAAATCGCGGCTGATATAAATACAATTATAAGGAGACAAAAATTATGTATATTGAGGGCGATATCCCCAATGTGGTAACTTCTACCAACGGAAACGGCTACGGAAATGGATTTTTCGGCGGCGACTGGGCTTGGATGATTGTCATTCTTCTAATCTTCGGTTGGGGTAATGGCAATTACGGATTCGGCGGCGGTCAAGGAGCAGCGCAAGACTACGTTCTCGTAAGCGACTTCGCGCAAATAGAGCGCAAACTTGACAACATTTCCAACGGAATCTGTGACAGCACGTTTGCTTTGAACAACACGGCGGTCAACGGTTTCAACAACTTGACGCAAAACTTGATGACGAGCGGCTTTGAAACACGCTCTGCAATCAATGACTTGAGCGCGCAACTCGCACAATGCTGCTGCGAAGCAAAAACGAGTATTCTCGAAAACAGATACCTCGACGCACAAAACACCTGCTCGCTCCAAAACGCAATCGCAACTTCTACACGCGACATAGTTGATGGACAAAGAGCAAGCACTGATGCTATTCTCGGCTTCTTGACGAACGAAAAGATTTCCAGTTTGCAAGCACAAAATGCTTCGCTTGCTGCACAACTTTCTCAAAACGCACAAACATCGCAAATCATCAACACTCTTCGTCCAGTAGCAATGCCCGCATACATCACGTGCTCGCCGTATGAGAGCGCATTTGGCAAAACCCAATACGGATGTGGCTGTTGCGGTTGCAATGTCTAATAAGTTGGCATAAATCCCGCCAAGCGCGGTGACACACAAATAACTTAATACTTCGTGGGGCGTTGGTTAGCCGCTGACGCCCCGCTGACAAAAGGAGAATAATTATGGCTTGTGAAAACGTTTGCAAATTATGCAATAAACTGATTATTAGCGACGCGGTTACTTATACCGCTGCAACAAACTCTCTCACAATCGATATTCCTGCTGGGACTTATTATAGAGGTCAAAAATATTGTCTTGTTGTTGCCCAAGCAATTCCCGACACCACGACAATAAATGCACTCGTCTATGTAAGTATCGGCGGCGATACGACAAC